CATTTCTTCCATCTCCCAGTCAGACTCTCCAGACCAGAACTGGTCTTGCCAGTCGTCCTGAAGCTTTGACTCGAATGCATGAATCATCTCAGTAAGTACCCACTGCCATGCGTCATGATGAAACTCATCAATATCCCCACGCTCACGTACAGGTACAGTTCCGATCAAGTGCTCGGGTCGATCTTCAAACTCTATAAAAGGAGAACCATTCGTAGTGTCACGAAGCTGAACTAGCATCGGGTGCGCTATGAGTGCGAGAGTATGATCCATTGACCAAGTGTCCCACTTATCAATTTTTACAGAAATATCCCTTTCACCTTCATCCTTATACTCACCAATTTTTACTTTCATAATAAATTCGCCCTGCCTTCTAAATAATTATCTTCTACTTCTACGTGTATAAGTGCAATAGAGAACTTACCTGTAAGCTCCTCGCTAGGATAGCCTGCTTTCACTAGCCATCGTTTCTTTTCTTCAGTTTCCCAAAAGCCCCAGTTTTGCGGTGCAGGCTGTGGAAAGCCGTACTCTGATCCTTTAGGTGGATCAATCATTAATACTGTTTTCTTTCCCATCATTACTCTCCGTCTAGGTCTCATGTTTTACCTTTTTGCACTCTAACAGTGCTAACATACTGTAGCGAACTCCGTACAAGTCATCATCTAACTTTACAGAGAAGGCTAACCAAATTAATAATAAAATTCGAAGATAGATCAATCTGCCCACCTTATCTCTGCTTTGTTGTAGTACTGAAAGTGTTCTATCAACTTCTCGTAGCTCCACAGTTCTTCAGTCTGCATTTCGTCTAACCAATAACTAAACGCATTCCAATCTTCGGTAAGCATTGGAGCAACACCATACTCAGATTTACCACCCCAATGCTCACCCTCGTCCAATCCATAGATGTCTATGCGACCAGCAGAGTAGCTTTCTAAGTAATCTTTATACTCTACTGCAGGGAGTAATTTACCTGATGTTTTCTTCATTACAAAGGGTATGTCTCGTTCTTCGTACCAACGAGTAGATACAGGCCCCATCCAGTTAGTGCTGTATGTAATCATTTCACAAACAACTTGAGAGTACGGTTATCATCCTGTAGAGATACTGTAACACCTTCAGCGGTGTTAGTAATCCAAGCTCTTCCAATCTGGTCAATTACTTCAATACGAGTAACTTCATCATAGTCAGTCATACCATCATCTACTCTATCATCTAACAGTGTAGACCAGTCGGTATCTTCAGGCATCATACGAATAAGGTTCGGATAGGCTGTAATCAGCTCTTCATAGATTCCTGCGTTATTCATTCTGAGCTTGTACTGCTCTTTATCACACACATACTCGCTACCACTATTGCCAATAAAGACCCAAGAATCGGCCAGCTCACGAACTTTGACAATACCGCTGTTGAGTTTCCAGTTATCGCCGTCTAAGTATCCACCGCTCCAGCCTGCCAATACTTTGTAGGCAGGGTTAGTATCGTCTACTGATGTCATTATTTCTAATACTACCCAGTTATCGGGACGGTCTGCAAACATATAGTCTGACCTTTGTTCATCAATCATGTTTCATATCCTCCCAGTCGCCAAATACTTCAGGAGCCGCTTTTCTTGCTTCTTCCATGTGGTACTCACCTGGATAGTGTTTAAGATTTCTCCATGCTTCTTTGCGTACCTCTTCGGGTAAGCTCTCGTTCATGCCGATGTCTAGCAAAAACTGTTTAGTGTTGTTTATAGCCCATCGGCGCTCATACGGTAGTGTCATTTCTTGTCTCCAATTCTTTTGTCATACAGTTCTTGAGTACTTCAGTAGGGTAGCACTCTCTTAATACAGCTTCAAGGTGTGCAGTCTCCATGTCAGCGATACGTACATCTCTACGGGGTTGGTCGCCTCGTATACCATAACTACCCCAGGTAAGATGCTGTGCTTGTACTTCGTGCGGCTCTGTGTCGTAGAGTGCTAAAGAGACCTGATCAGCGTGTACTGTGGTTCTGACATACTCTAATCCACCATCAATGACATAAGTTTTGCCGTTTGCATCAGTATAAGATCGGTAGTCATGTCGGTGCTTCGACTCGAGTATAGTTCCATCAGGTGTCTGAATTGCGTTTCTAATTAAGTTCATAATCCTATTAGTCCCCAGCCATGATTGGCTATTGCGTTAAGTATGATTGCCAAACAAGTAACCATATGTGTAAACCACCAGATGCTGCGAATAACGGCAATAGTGTCTGCTTGCTTATCAGTTTCTCCAACTTTCTCTCCTAATGATTTAGCCCAAATTCTCCACATTCGTCTCATTCTCCCATAAGTTCTTAGTTTCATTACCAGCTCCTAATAATATTCCACATAATAATGTAGGCACAGGCTAAGTTTGAGAGGACAATGAAAGTACGAATGTAAGAAATAAAGTTCTCATTACTAGCATCGTATCCATCTTCTTCATCAAACGAACCCAATGCGTGCTTCCATAATATCCAAAACTTAGCCATACATTCTCTCCTGATACCATTCGTTAAATGCGTTAAAATCTTCTTCTAATTCAAACCTTACAGTATCACCATAGATATCTGTAAAGTGTTTAATGTCATACCTCCACTTGAAGCAGTGATCTTTACACCACTGCGTTGCTTCACTGCGAAGGTCAGTGTGGGTATGGCTCACAAAGTAACTTGCCATTCTCCACTTGTTTTTATGATCAGATATTTCTTGAGGAGTCATTTTTCTCTACCTCTTTCTTCATTTTGTTGTAATCTCTGCGGTCTTCCCACAGTGCCTGTTCATCCCGAGTATGTAGTATCATGCCCCAAGAAAGGGCTACAAAGATAACAATACATACCAGTCCAATAATAAAATCTAACATTATACATTCTCCCATAACATATCTGTGAGTATCTCTTCGTAAGCGTATGCTTCAACTTCCCACGGGGTTTCCATGTAGTCAAGTTCTACACAATCAACAGATACTTCATTGTGTTTCCAAACGTGGTCGATCATGTTGATCTGACCTTTACAAAATTGTTTTGCATGAGTAAGTTCGTGTGCAATGTTGCTTGCAATCTCGTGATCTTCATAAGGAATTGCTTCGTCACCTTCCATCATCCAGTGAGTTGCTACACTAACGACTGACTCAACGTCATCACCGATGCATAAACCTGCATGGGTTCCTAACTCTTTGCCTTCATCAACAAACTTCTTTAGTTCTACATAAATAGTGTACTCTGCGTCCTCGGGAAACAGTGCTACAATGCACTCATCAATAAAAGAGTGGAACTTGTCTGAGTTTTTGCCTTCAGTGTATACGTTAATCATGTCTTTCTCCCAGTTAATATAGATATTATACGCACATTTGAGTACGTTGTCAAGAAATAAAAGACACTTTCTCTGAGTAAAAGTCCATATAATCGGGCTTTTCTTTAGAATAAACGCAACACCAGTTACGCCTAGGTTTATCGGAATTGTTATATCCAGAGCAGTGTATTTGATTACCATCTAGAATAAGAATATCTCCTGCCTCTAGCTCTGGCTGTAACCAAACCATGCCGTCCATTACTCTTATGTCTTTCTGGTCGTCTAGTATCCAAGTAAAGTTAAGAGTTTTAAAGTGGCCGGTAGGATCTTGTCCATACTGATTGTCTCTGTGAGGCTCGAAAGCAAAAGGTTCTTTTGGCATCTTTACTACAACTTGGTCGTTGTACATATAGAATGTATCGCCTAGCTCTTCTCTCACTAGTTCTAGCATGAAAGGGCTTTCATACATTTGTTTCAAAGCTCTACTAAGTCTACCTGCTGTTTCTATGCCTCTCCAGTACTCTCCCGTGCCTAACTCGCTACGGGTTCCGAGCAAATTTTCCTTGAGTAACCAAGTCTTCAGGCGCAGAGTTTCTTTCTGCGCTATCTTCAAATAGGTAGAGGGGATTACGTTCTTTAATACTTTATATCCTTGCATTGTCGTTTACGCTCTCTTTGTTTAGCAGCAGCTTTTTTGCGCTGACGTTTAGTAGTTTTCTTCTCGTGATATTGCTTTTCTTTGTAATCGAACAGCTTATTACTATCGTTTACCTTTCTGCGAAATATACGGAGTGCTTGCTCGACATTGCCGTTTCTCACTTTAATCGTCATAATCATCCTTATCTTTGATGATGATCCAGAAAACTAATAGTGCTATAAGAACAGCGGCTTGTGTAGTATCTAACATCATTTCTTAAACCTATATCCTCTTTTTCTTAGATATGATACCTGATTACGAATAGATTGCTCAGTTCGCCCAGGGAGCATATACATTATTGATTCAATGTCTTGGTAAAAATAATGAGTAGCAAGTATCTTGCGTTCCTCATCAGTCCAAGGCTTTCTTTTATATTTTTTCATGGGAGTATTATATCGGAAAGCGGGTATCTTGTCAAGAAATTTTTTTGGGGTCGCTCAAAAATTCTTCTTGACATTCTACATAAATTTGAGTATAATTCCCCTAAAAGAAAATAGAAATTTATTGGGCATCCTAAAGATATTTCTTGACTGTATCCTTAACTGTGCGTATAATAGTTATTCTGAAATGGAGAAACAAATCCAAAAGACGGAGAAAATGTATGTTAGAACTAGCCGTATTTATGTTTTGTACCCTTGGATGTGGCTTGACAAGCTACCACCTAGGTAAACAGGAAGGCATAGAGACAACCATAGAACACTTAGTAGACCACGGGATGCTGGAGTTAGATGAAGAATAAACTAGAAATAAACACAGAATACGATGAGATTATATCAGACCCTATTTACAGGGTTGAAGACGCTCACACACTGTATATGCGTACCAGAAGTAGAAAGGTTGCAGAAACCTGTTACAACGATCTTAAATTAGAATACCAACGGGAGAAAGAAAATGCCAGCAAAGTTTAAAGAATCAGCCAAAATTTTGATTAGCCGTCAGGCGAAAACCTACAAGACGGTTCATTATTACCTACGCAACACTTCAGAAGAAGAGTTGGTAGCCGCTATTTTAAATAGCAACACTAAACCAAAACACAAGCAGAAGTATCGTAACGAGCTTGTAAAGAGAGGTTTTGACCTTGGACTTATTAATAACTGATAATTACAAGCGACAACTGATAGAGCTTCATGATGATAGATATTGGGGCGGGACAGGTCGTAAGCACGCAGAAGATATACTAAAAAGGGCAAAGACATACAAATGTTCTACTGCCCTTGACTACGGAAGTAGTAATCATAGGGACTGTCTGAAGAGACACTTTCACAAAAAGTACCCAGGTGAGTTGTTGTTCTATGAATATGATCCTGCCGTAGAAAGTAAGTCGGGGCTACCACAGCCTGCCGATATGGTAGTTTGCACAGATGTGTTAGAGCATATCGAACCAGAGTTACTAGACAACGTACTTCAACATATAAGAGATTGTATGTTGAAGTGCGGCTATTTTGTTATAAGTACCATTGAAGCAAGGTCAATATTGAGTGACGGACGCAATGCACATCTTATAGTAGAAGATAAAGAATGGTGGAAAGCAACTCTAGGAGTCTACTTCAGTTTAGAAAATATGCAGTGGACAAGAAATGAAGTTAGGGCAACAGTATGCAAAAAATAGTAATTTATAGTAGAGATGGTTGTGTCTATTGTGACATGGCTGTCTCGCTTGCGAAAAGTAAAAACATGGAAATGGTAGTACTCAAGTTAGATAGAGACTACGAAGTAGAAGACTTTACTGCTAGATTTCCTTTTGCCAAAACTGTTCCTCAGATTATACTGAATGGGGAGCATATAGGTGGGTACCAAGACCTTAAAGACTTGGTATAGGTAAATTAGGCTCACCTTGGAGTAGCCTAGATACGGGCTATTGCCCAAGTTCTATGGAGAACGAAAGTGAGAAAAAGAGACGAGGCCGCTTGTGTATTCTGCGCAGTGGTTACGACAATTGGTTGTTTAGCCTTGCCGTTTATAACAATATACGCCAGTGCAGGAATGTAATACTAAGGAGTAGAACATGAATAGAGAACAAGTACAGAAACAATTAGCAGTAGATGAAGGAATAGTAAACGAAATATATCTTGATCATTTAGGCTACGCTACCTTTGGTATCGGGCACTTAATCACGGATAAAGATCCAGAGCAAGGATGTGACGTTGGAACACCTGTTAGCGAAGAGAGGGTCACAGAAGCCTTCCAAGCCGACCTTGACATTGCTATTGGAGAGTGCAAAGTTCTCTTTGATATGTGGGAAACTTATCCAGGGGAAGTTCAAGAGATACTCGTCAATATGATGTTTAATCTTGGACGTCCCCGACTAAGTAAGTTCAAAAACTTCAAGAAAGCTGTTGATGCAGGAGACTGGAAGACAGCAGGGGTTGAAGGCAGAGATTCGCTATGGCACAGACAAGTAGGGAATCGAGCAGAAAGACTTATGGTTAGAATGGAAAATGTCTAAACTATTGATGGGAATCATAGCAGCGATGGGTAGTGCAGGGTTTCTGTACTACCAATTCGCTGTTGTGCCTATGAAAAATAAATTAGAAGAACAGACAGCAGTGATCATTGCCCAAGACCTGCGGGATCAAGAGCAGAAGGCTACAATAGCCGCAATCACACTGAATGCAGAGAAGACAGCAGCAGCAAACGCTGTAATGCAACAACAGAATCAGCAGTACGAATCTGAGATGTCTGAATACCTAGATATTTTTCGTAGACACAACCTTGCGAAGATAGCCAGTGCAAGACCAGGACAGATACAAACTCAAGCAAACCAGAGAACAAAGGAGGTATTCGATGCAATTGAAGAAGTCAGTAATCGCATTAGCAATCCTAACCCTTAGTGGTTGTAGTTTACTACAGCAACCTCCAAGACAGGTGGAAGTTATAAGTAAGCCAGTACAGATAGATATTGTACAGCCTACTATGCCTCGACCTTTAAACCTTAAAGAACCCAAGTGGTATGTAGTTTCGGATCGAAAGATACCGAAAGAAGAGCGTACCTACATGGATAAGTTCGAAGAAGATATTAAAAAGAAACATGGGGGAGATCTCGTGTTTGTCGCAATGACAGTTGCAGATTATGAGTTAATGGCTTATAATACACAAGAAATTAAAAGATACATCAGCCAATTGGGCGAAGTAATTGTATATTACAGAGAGGTTACTACTAATGAAAAAGAAAAATCCAGTAGCGAAGTTCCAGCGAAAGTACAATAAAGCTAAAGTATTCAAAGATAGAAAACGAGAAGCAAAGAAGAAGGGCGAGCTACATACATACAAGGATGAAGAGTGAGAATATTTGTAGGACATGATTCTACCCAGCCAGAGAACACAGCCGTTTGTGTCCGGTCTATTGAGAGATTCGGACACAAAGTCACGTTACTCGATAAGAGGGATCTTCAAAGAGATCACGGATACAAGAGAAAGAAGGAAGATGGGTCTACTGAATTTACCTATACTCGTTTTCTAGTACCTTACCTATGTGGTTATAAGGGCAAAGCCATGTTCTGTGATAGTGATTTCGTATGGCGTAAAGATCCTGCCGTACTAAATACACTGATAGGAGATGCTCCTGTAACAGTAGTTAAACACCTAATAAAACAAGTACGCGAGGATCATAAGTTTCTTTCACATAAGAATGAGTGGTATCCTCGAAAGTGGTGGAGTTCTATGATGGTATTCAACTGCGACCACAAAGACTGCTCAGAGTTGACTTTAGAAGCAGTAAACAAACAAACACCTCAGTGGCTACACAGATTCGAGTGGGCTAGTGAGATAGGTAGGCTCGACGAGTCTTACAATTATTTAGTAGGCTACTACAACTTCATGAAAGACCCTGTAGCAGTACATTTTACAGATGGGACACCAATCTACACAGATTATGCCCACGACGAGTTCGCGGAGGACTACAATGACCTTAGATGATATGAAGGATTATGTACGAGGAAAAGATATTATTCTCGTAGGAAATAGCTTAGATGCTTTAGAGTATGCGTATGGTGACTATATTGATGGGTTTGACATTACAGTTCGTTTCGGTAAAGGATTGCCGGAGCCAGTAATATTTGATCGTATAGGTACAAACACTCATATCTGGGTAACAGGGCAGTTGCGAATGAAAACATTTAAAGACGTATTGAAAGTAACAAAGATACTTTTTAATGAGAGCCTTTATAACCCAGCATTTGGAAGACCTCCTGTAGAGCATTGTAGTATGTATTCCGAGGAAACAATAACAGAGATTGCAAATCAATACAACATTGACGAAGGTAAAAGACTCTCTGCGGGTGCGATAACAGCCCATTGGTTTGCAAATGTTTGTGATACTTGGAATAGTATGACCTTCATAAACTTTGATGCCTTCACAACAGTTACAAACTTCCACGCTTCTATCTCTGATTCTGAACAGTTTACAGGAAGCTGGCACTTACCAATGCTACGTCCAGAGGTTATCCCCGAAGACTACAGCGTACAACAAGGCAGCCTAGCCCATGATTCCAGAGCAGAGGTAGCACTCTATAGAGACATACTGAAAAAACAAGGTACATATTGGAAAGGCCCCGCTCTCAACCCAAACCCTGAGTACACTCTTCGAACAAACGCTCTAGTTAAGTTTACACCTGGTAGAGCTAAAGTACCTGAAGAATAATTCTTGACAGCCTTTCCCAAATCTAGTATAATATCATTTCTATTTTACGGAGAGTACCATGAATTTATTTTATCTTGACGATGACCTCGACAAGTGTGCAGAGTATCACGTAGACAAACATATTGTAAAGATGCCCCTAGAAGTAGCACAGCTAATGTGTACTGCCATCTGGGTTGACGAGCATCTAGGTTTTGTACCTCGTGCTCTCAACAAAGAAGAGCGTGATCATCTCAATGCTCTCAAGAAAGACATTAAACATCTTCCAATGGAAGAACGACCCCTAACCCCGTATCTACCGATGATGTACAACCACCCTTGCACTATTTGGGTACGCTCATCTCTAGACAATTTTGAATGGACACACTGTTATGGTAACGCTCTTAATGATGAATATCACTACCGCTATGCGAAACAACACAAGTCGATTGTGGAAGTGGTTAACAAGCTACCAGAGCCACGGAATCTACCACGACGAGGATTCACACAATTCGGACTAGCAATGCCTGATGAACTTAAAGACTATGACAACCCTATACAATCTTACAGGGACTACTACCATCTGGATAAAGCCACCTTCGCCACCTGGTCGCATAGAGCGAAACCTGACTGGTGGAATGAGGACTATGCAGACTACGACAAAAGGATCACCGCCAAATGAGCAACGTAAAACTTATATCGACATCTTCGCCTGATTTAATTGCAGATATTGCATACATGGCTAGAGTGTCTAACCCAGCTAATCAGAGTAATGAACTTACTTCTCGTAAGCTAGTAGAGTATCTAATCAAGCATAAACACTGGTCTCCTTTTGAGATGTGTGGTATTACTATGGAGATCAACACTACTCGTGACATCGCTCACCAGATAGTACGCCATCGTAGTTTTGCTTTTCAGGAGTTTAGCCAACGCTATGCCGACCCTGCGGCATTAGAAGGGTGGCCATATGAACTACGAGAAACTCGTCTACAGGATACAAAGAATCGTCAGAACAGTATTGAAACTGATGATGCATTACTACAGCAGCATTGGATTGCTCAACAGAAACGAGTTATTGATACTGCGTCTAATGTTTATAAGTGGGCAATCGAACATGGTATTGCAAAAGAGCAGGCAAGAACTGTACTTCCCGAAGGTCTGACAAAGACTCGTTTGTATATGCACGGAACAGTACGATCGTGGATTCACTTCATTGATGTGCGTACAACTCCTGGTACTCAGAAAGAGCATATGGATATTGCACGAGCCTGTGCTTATGAGATTAATCCAATGTTTCCTCTGATTAAGGACTTTGTACATGACTGATATCAAGGACTTGAAAGGTATGGTAGGCAGAAAGTTTGATAGTGAAAAGCCGAAGATGTATCTCCTGCCTCCCAAAGCTACAGTAGAAGTAGCAAAAGTACTGACTTTTGGTGCGGCCAAGTACGATGAAGAAAACTGGCGTAAACTAGAAGATGCACAGAATAGATACAGCGGCGGTGCACTACGGCACATATTCTCCCATCTGGACGGAGAACTACAAGATCCAGAAACAAATTTATCACATCTAGCACACGCTATTTGCTGCTTGATGTTTAAACTAGAATTGGAGTTAGAGAATGGCGAAGAGAGTAAAGAAGAAAAGTTACGAGAACCTGTCAGCAGCAAACATCCAGAAAGTTATTATGCTGCTAAACCCCAGTTCTTCGGAAAAACCTATAACAAAGAAGGAAGCGTGTGATATTCTTAACATAGCCTATAATACAACTAGGCTAACTAAGATTATCGAGGATTATGAGGAGACGAAAGCGTATGTTAAAAAGCGTAAACAAGGTCTGCGAGGCCGTCCTGCGAGTGATGCAGAGATCGCTCTTGCGTGCGAAAACTACCTCGGAGGAGATACTATCACAGATATCTCAAAGCTCCTCTTCAGAAGTGCTTCCTTTGTACGATCTCTTCTTGAAAGAGTTGGAGTCCCGCAAAGACCCGCAGGAAAAGACGAAAGACTAACTGCACACTACTACCCTGACGAGTGTATGTCTGACGACTTTGCAGAGGGTGAGATTGCATGGTCTGCCACTTATCATGCGGCAGTAGAAGTAAAACATAGACTAACAGCTGAGTACCTTGCTACTAAAAAAGGTATGGCTATGGTTGATTATGAAAAGAAATATGGCTGTCCTGCATACTCAGTGTATGTTCGACAAAAAGTACAAGACGATGATAACTTCTTTTCGAATGTGACACAAGGCGGTTTCTCTGCGTATGCACCTGCTTACGAGTTGTGTAAGCTAGAGCATCTACAAAAGTACGGAGTAAACCTAGAGAGATTATAATATGGCATATAGTGAAAAAGTAATAGACCACTACGAAAACCCTAGAAACGTAGGAATACTAGATGATAGTAATCCTTTAGTAGGTACAGGAATGGTAGGAGCTCCTGCCTGTGGAGATGTTATGCGTCTACAGATACAGGTAGACGAGAATGATGTTATAGTAAATGCAAAGTTTAAAACTTATGGATGTGGGTCGGCTATAGCTTCTTCGTCTCTACTCACCGAATGGGTAAAAGGAAAGACTTTAGGCGAGGCAGAGTTGCTCAAGAATACTCAGATAGCAGAAGAGTTAGCCTTGCCACCCGTAAAGATACACTGCTCAGTATTAGCAGAAGACGCAATAAAAAGTGCCGTACAAAATGTAAGAGATAAGAAAAAATAATTCTTGACAAGATGGTTAAAATCCGCGTATAATATCATTTCAAATTTAGGAGAATACCATTGGGCGACCGATTCTATACTCAACAACTACAAGCTCTGGGCGATTGCCCAGGAAACAAAAACCCTAACAAGAGGACACGAAAAGTGGCTTGGGACGACGACAAAAAAGCACAGGCAGTAAGCCTGTATGAAGAAGCAGAACCAACTCCAGAAACCAGCATGGAGATCGTAAAAGACATTGCAGAAGAATTAGACGAGTCACCTAATGGTGTTCGTATGATCTTAACAAAAGCTGGCGTTTATGTTAAGAAAACCCCTGCCGCTAAAGCTAGCGGTGGAGCTACAGGTGGAGGTACGCGAGTATCTAAAGCAGCAGCAGCTGAGGCGCTCATTGCAGCTCTTAGCGATGCCGGACAGCCTGTAGATGAAGAGATTATTGCCAAACTTACTGGTAAAGCATCTCAGTACTTTACTTCGATTTTAGTAGCTATTAACGAAGCATAAGTCCGATACCCTGCTAGATTCGTCTAGCGGGGTTTTCTTGTACCTAACAAAAGCACCTCGCAGTAAGTAGATTCACAATAAAGATTGCTGAATTACTACCAAGGAGCTAAAGTGAAAAAGCAAGAACTGGCACGATTAGTGCACGACTATGGGGATGCCGTTATTACTTATCGTAGCGAACACTCCAAAAAGCTAAAGTACAATGTTTGTACATTAGACTTCACAACTCCCTATATCCAGAAAAAGAAGAATAGAGCCAAGGAAACTGACGACACTCTTCTTTTCTTCTGTTGGGATACTGACTCATACCGATTACTCAGACCTGCGAATGTGTCTAGTGTAGTCCCGCTGTCCTCCATTCTCAAGAATGAAGGTAGGCGATAATGGACTTACACCAAGCTCCTGAAGCATACTCTCGTGTTATACACTATGATAAAGTAAAAGAAGTACAGATAAGACTTACCATAAATACGTTCAGAGACGTAGAGTATATGCACTTGCGTAAATACTATATGGACTTTGACGAGGAGTGGAAACCTACCCCAGAAGGAGTTGCAATGCCTTTAGATCTCTCCAACTCAAGAGAGATGTTCGCAGGGTTAGTAGAGATACTATCTCTTGCAGAATCAAAAAGTTTGATCGAAGAACACTTTTCAGATCTAATTCAGGATATGTATAAATAGTTCTTGACAATCTTGCTGAAGTTCCGTATAATATACTTTCTTATTTAGGAGAATACCATGCAGAGCTTTTTAGACAGAATGAGTCAGTTGTACTATGAAGGTACTCCCGCTATCTCTGATGCGGAGTTCGATCTTCTAGCAGCTAAGCACAACTATACTAAAGTGGGTTACACTGTTACAGATGCCGTAAAGCACGCGTACCAGATGTACTCTCTTCAGAAGTGCTTTGACATCAACGATGCTCCTCTGCCTATTGATGAATGTATTGTTACCCCTAAGTTAGATGGTGCGGCAGTATCTCTTCTATATGTTGACGGCAACCTTGAACTCGCTCTCACTCGTGGAGACGGCATTCAGGGTCGTGATATTACAGATAAGATGCGTCAGTTAGTTCCTAATGAGTGCAATGATACTGGACTCATGCAGATTACTGGCGAAGTTGTTGCTCCAAGTAGTGTACCTAATTCTCGTAATTTTGCTTCGGGGTCGCTAGGTCTTAATGATTTAGAAGAGTTTAAAACTCGTCCCTTAGTATTTGTAGCATACGATGTTACACCAAGTTGGACTTCTAATTATGCTTGTGCTCTTGAGCTATTGCATAAGATGGGTCTAAATGTGGTTACTCGCTTTAAAGCAGATGCCTATCCTCAGGATGGCAAAGTATATCGTCTCAAGTCAAATGCAAAGTTCGATGCGTTAGGTTACACCGCTAAACACCCACGAGGTGCTTTTGCTCTGAAAGAGCAGGTGTCTGGAGTGGAGACCACGCTGTTGGATGTAGTATGGCAGTTGGGTAAGAGCGGAGTTGTAAGTCCAGTGGCTATTCTCGACCCTGTGGTCGTGGGAGATGCTACGGTATCGAGAGCAACTCTGCACAATATTGAGTACATACGCGACCTTGATCTTGAGATAGGTTGTAAGGTAGAGGTTATCCGCTCTGGCGAGATCATACCTCGGATTGTCAGGAGATTAGATTGATTGCTACCTGCAAAAAAATAATTCTTGACAGAAACCTTAAAAGTCCGTATAATACTATTTCAATTTCAGAGGAATCACGATGACCATTATCGAAGCCCCAACAAACTGCCCTAGTTGTAGTTCGGTGTTAGAAAGTGTGAATCATCTTCTGTATTGTAGAAATCCACAATGTGGTGAGAAAGTTGCAAAACTCATCGAACACTTTGCAAAGACTCTGAAGATCAAAGGTCTCGGCCCTGCTACTATTGCTAAACTAGATATTGTCTCCCTAGAGGAACTTTATGATAGAAGCGTAGAAGATATTGCCGAGTCACTAGGCTCAGAGAGACTTGCTGTAAAGTTAGTAGATGAGTTGCAACGCTCTCGCGGTGCTCCACTTAACGTGTTGCTACCTGCATTTAGTATACCTCTCATTGGTAAATCAGCATCGGAAAAGCTATCCAAAGTCTGCGAAGACATCGAAGATATAGACTACGATATGTGCCGACAGGCTGGACTGGGTGAGAAGTCAACTGCTAATTTGTGCGAATGGCTTGAGAATGAGTATTACCAAGTATCATTACTACCTTTTAGCTTTAAGTTTGAAAAGAATCAAACAACAAACATAACCCACGGCACGATTTGTATCAGTGGTAAACTGAATAGTTACAAAACGAAAGCCGAGGCTCATAACAAACTACAAGAGCTTGGTTATGCAGTCAAGACAAGCTTGACTAGGGATGTCACTATCCTGGTAAACGAAAGCGGAATTGAATCTGCTAAAACTAAGAAGGCCAGAGATGCTGGCGTTCAAATCATAACTAACCTTTTAGATTTTATTGGAGAATAATATCATGGCACTACCTAAGTGGACTGACGAGCGTACTACTGCTCTCACTGATTTTGTCGGTGGCGAAAGCCCCGTATCCCAAGCTACTGTTGCAGAAGCAGCAGACCAGCTTGAAACCTCTACACGTTCTATCTCTAGCAAATTGCGCAAGATGGGCTACGACGTAGAGTTGGCTTCTGCCAATGCTTCACGCGCATTTACTGATGCACAAGAAGCTACCCTTGCAGCTTTTGTTTCTGACAACAGCGGCACTTACACTTATGCTGAAATCGCTTCTCACTTTGAAGATGGCGCTTTCTCAGCTAAGTCAATCCAAGGCAAGATTTTGTCTATGGAATTAACTGGACACGTTAAGCCTGCTCCTAAAGTTGAAGCTGTACGCACGTACTCTGAAGCTGAAGAAGCTACTTTCGTTCAGATGGTTAACGATGGCGCTTTCGTAGAAGCTATCGCTGACGCTCTTGATCGTTCAGTAAACTCTGTTCGTGGTAAAGCTCTTAGCTTGCTTCGTTCAGGCGACATTGACGCTATCCCTAAGCAGGAAGTTACTAAAGGTTCCTCTAAAGAAGATCCTTTGGCTGACATCGCTGACATTGGTAGCCAGACTGTCGAAGCTATCGCAGAGCAAATTGGTAAGACCGCCCGTGGCGTTAAGACTATGCTCACTCGTCGTGGCCTTTCAGCCGCTGACTATGATGGCGCTTCTAAGAAAGAAAAAGCTTCAGCTTAATCCTTCTTAGTACACACTAAGGGTAGGCTCTTCGGGGTCTACCCTACATTTTAGATTTGAAATCGGGAGACTTTCAATTGAACATCGCTAGTGCGCTTATTAAGCAAGTGCTTACGCTACAGGACTTTCAGACCTGGAGTGTAGCGCACAAGCAGTACTTTGCAACTGAGTATCATAGTCTGTATAAGATTATTGATAAGCATTGCGAAGAGTTCCATAGAATGCCTACGATTGAAGATCTAAAGTTTGAGATTCGTGATTCAGCTACTCGAGAGAAACTCTACGCAGTAGAAGCAGTCGAGGTCGATGCAGACCCTCAGATGCTTCTTGAGTATCTGAAGAACGAATACACTCAAAAAGAAATTCTGGACTCACTCGAAGATTATATTGAGAATTCTGTTGCATTTGAAAATGCTCAGGAATCAGTAAACCACCTACATCAGATCGTCCTAGACGTTGAAGATAAGGTTGATCTCGAAGACCCACAAGAAAGTATGCAACGTATTGACTTGTTTGAGCCAGAAGAAGATTTAGCCAGGTATATGGCCCTCGGACTCAATGAAGAGTACGACCACGACATAAAGTTTTCTCCTAGAGATCTTGTTATGTTCGGTGGTAAACGGGGTGCTGGTAAATCTGTCATTTGTGCAAACATTGCAACCAGTGTTTACGCTTCAGGTAGATCGGCTATGTATTTCACTATTGAGATGGATAGTCGGTCGATCCTTCAACGATGCTGTGCTATCGCTACAGAAGTTCCTTTTTCTCGCCTCCGTACTCAGAATCTGAGTGTTACCGAGTGGGAGAAAGTTGCTACGTGGTGGGCAGGTCGTTATGTTGATGGACAAGACCGCTTGAAGGAGTATAGACAACATCGTAACTTTGAGAAGTTGCATACATCCCTAAAAAACACCTGCGAGCTTCTCCCGACTCAGCAGTTGGACGTAGTGTATGATGCATCTCTCACTCTCTCCAAGATTCGTGCAGAGCTTGACAAAAAAGTTAAACCTCTGAATGTTGGTGTTATTATTGTTGACTATATTAATCAGGTAAAGCGGTCGAGTCTACCTTCTCGTGGAGGTCAGTACGATTGGACTGAACAGATTGAAGTAAGTAAAGCATTGAAATCAATGGCACAAGAGTATGACTGTACTGTAATATCTCCCTATCAAACAGACGCAACTGGTGAAGCTCGATTCGCTAAAGGTATTCTTGATGCGGCAGATGCCGCCTATGCCCTAGAAACTTGGGATCATGAAGATGAGTGTATCACTTTCAACTGTGTAAAAATGCGATCTGCTTCTATGAACTCTTTTAGTTCTAAAGTAGACTGGGATAGCCTAAAGATTGGCCCAGAAACTGCAATGACTCCTAAAGAGAAAGATGATTCCTCGCACAAGACTGGCGAAGATATTGATGATCTATAAAAATATTTCTTGACTTTTTATCTTCTTTTGCGTATAATATACGGATACTTAAAGGGGATAAAGCATATGGCACTTACATTCGGTAGTTTACGACACACTAGCTCAGGTAGAAAGCGAAAGCCTTTGCCTAAGTCTAAGCGTTATACACCCAAATTTCAGCCTTTACAAGAGACTACTACGTATCGTAGAGAGACTCCTGAGTACAAGTCTTACGATCAGGGCGGCCATAATACAGAGTTAGTAGAAAAGCCAAAGCTAGATAGTAAGTATACGATTGCACCTGCCTATAACAAAGGTGCGTACCAAGTAATCAGTAAAGAAAACATCAAGGACATCGGTAGGTGACAGTAGAAGAACTATTAACATCAAGAGATGTTTATTTTATACCCAAAGGCGCAGACGCTATTGTTAGCTGTCTCAATCCTGAGCACGCGGATAGAAATCCTAGTATGCGGATTGATAAGATCACTGGAGTATTTCAGTGTTTTTCCTGTGGATATAAAGGAAACATTTTTACCCATTTTGGGGAAAAGGCAAACCAACTACAACTAAGACGAGAATTACTAAAAAAGAAAATTAGAGAGAAGAGGTCTGAGTCGGTTGGTTTGTCTTTTCCCAAAAATATTATACCCTATACGGGTAGTTGGAGAGAAATCAAACCTGAAACATACAAAAGGTTTGAAGCTTTTCAACATCATGATCCTGACCATATTGGTCGCATTGTATTTCCAGTGCGAGATATATCAGGTCGAATTGTAGCATTTAATGGTCGTCACACCACTGGTGGTACACCCAAGTACATGATCTCGCCTGCGGGTGCGAAGATGCCTCTCTACCCTGTAGTAGAGCCGATACAAGGCTCTGTTATTCTAGTAGAAGGTATCTATGATATGATCAATCTGCATGACAAAGGATTAGACAATGCAGTGTGTTGCTTTGGAACAAAGAACATCAATGAAGATAAGTTACGTATGCTTTCTATACAAGGTGTAGAAGAAGTAATTATATTCTTTGATGGAGATGACGCAGGACAGAATGCCGCAAGAGAAGTAAAAGAGATGGCAGAGCGAGTAGGCTTAGCTAGTAGAAACGTGGCGCTCAAGGACACTGATCCAGGAGCACTACCCATGAAATCAGTACAAACACTAAAGAGTAAATTATATGCCTAAAGTTGCATTAGTAGAAACTAAACCAAGTAGAACAAATTTTAAGAAAGAATTCGATGATGAGTTTGAGTTTGATCAGTATCAACTCTGTTCAGACCCAGGCATCAAAAAAGTACTTAAACGAGACTGCGACATCGAGATTGATGTAGACGCGTACGACTGGCTTATTCTAGTCGGTAGTGATGCACTCAAGTACTTTACCTCTGTGAATTCGGTCACAGAATATTCTGGCAAGAAAGTCGAAGAGAAGTTCCTGCCTGTCATTAACCCTGCCATGCTTGCGTTTAAGCCCGAAGCACAACGCACATGGGACGACTCCAAGCAAAGTATTATAGAGTACATCACTGGCGATAAACAAGACGTAGTAATTACTGAATACAATGCGTGGGGTATACAAGATACAGAGGAAGCCAATGCTTTTATACGTGCTGCTATTGACGCCCCTCTTCCTTACGTTGCTCTTGACTCGGAGACAACCGGACTTTATCCACGTGACGGCCACATGCTTGGCATTAGTCTTAGTTATGAAGCTGATAGGGGTGCATACATAGATACAGAATGCTTTGACGAAGAGACAGAGCGTTTATTGCAAGAGTTATTTGACAAGAAAACAGTAGTATTCCATAATGCCAAGTTCGATATGGCGTTCTTCGAGTACCACTTTAACTTTAAATTCCCTAGCTTTGAAGATACAATGCTTCTACACTACTTGATTGATGAGAACCCTGGTACTCACGGTCTAAAGCAGTTGTCTATGAAGTACACTAAGTATGGGGACTATGAGAAGCCAATGTACGAGTGGATTGATAACTATCGTAAACAGCATGGTATTCTCAAAAATGACTTCAACTGGGGTGATATTCCTTTTGACGTTATGAAACTGTACGCTGGTATGGATGCTGCTTGTACTTTCCTTCTCTACGAGAAGTTTGTAAAGATTAAGCAGAACAAACGTCTAGCAAAAGTGTATGATAACATACTAATTCCTGGTTGCCGTTTTCTAACGGACATCCAAGACAATGGCGTACCGTTTGATAAGCAGCGTTTGCTCAAGTCTCAATCTCTCATGCAAGACGAGATTGACGAAGCAGTAGCGGAGCTATACAAACATCCTGCCATCAGTAAATTTGAGCAAATTAATGGAAAAGATTTTAATCCTAACAGTACTGTTCAGCTTCGTAGTTTACTATTTGACTTCATCGGCCTTACTCCTACTGGAAAAAAGACTGGAACGGGCGCGAATTCAACAGATGCGGAAGTTCTTCAAGAGTTGGCGGAGCAATCCGAAGTCCCCGGACTTATCCTTGCTATCCGACAAAAGTCTAAAATTAAAAATACTTATCTGGACAAAATCTTTCCGCAGTTGGACAGAGATAGTCGCTTACGGACAGGTTTTAACCTTCACGGCACAACTAGTGGGCGGCTTAGCTCTAGTGGCAAGCTTAATATGCAACAACTACCCAGAGATAATCCCATTGTTAAGGGATGCATTAAAGCCGCTCCTGGACATAAAATTGTAGCAATGGATTTGACCACAGCAGAGGTATATGTAGCTGCTGTGCTCGCAAAAGACAAAGCACTTATGGATGTCTTCAAGTCTGGAGGCAACTTCCACAGTGCGATTGCACACAAAGTATTTAAGCTACCTTGTGAAGTAAGCGAAGTAGCAGAACTATACAGTATGCAACGTCAGGCGGCTAAAGCCGTAACCTTTGGTATCATGTATGGTGCCGGAGCAAATAAGATTAGTGAGCAAGTCACAAAAGACAGTGGTAAACCTTTCACTAGAAACGAGGCTCAGGAAGTAATTGATGATTACTTCAAAGAGTTTCATAAGTTAAAATCATGGATTGAAGAGAACCAGAAGTTCATTCAACAGAATGGTTTCATTTACAGCTTCTTCGGAAGAAAGAGGAGATTACCAAATGTCGCATCGACAGACAAAGGCATCCAGAGTCATAGCGTTAGGTCTGGTCTTAATTTTCTGGTGCAGTCTGCTGCTTCTGATATTAACCTTCTAGGCGCAATAGACATGAATGAATGGATCAAAGCAAACGGCAAGAAGGCTCGTATTTTCGCGCTCGTACACGATTCCATTCTAGCAGAAGTACCAGATCAAGAAGTTGAAGAGTACATGGAAAAACTAGCAAACTTGATACAGATGGACAGAGGTATCTCTATACCTGGTGCTCCAGTAGGCTGTGACTTTGAGATTGTTCATGAAGATTACTCAGGCGGAAAGTTCGAGAAGAAATATGGTGATTACATATCGTAACATACGTACCAGTGTAGAGTATCCTGTATTTTTATTACCTTCAGGAAATTGGGAGTTGCATGATGGACTCCTTTTTCTTGAAGATAAGATAGTAGATGATAGAAATAAAGAGGGACGAACTCTTGGGGCTAGGCGTATGCAAACAGCACATAAGAATCTTCTGCAACTCAAGAGGATGTTGACTTCATACAACGGTATACTCAAACAAAGTAAGAAGTACTTCATAGACAATACAGGAAAGCCTTTTGTGTACGAAAAAACACGCTTTGCACAACTAAAATACTTGAGAATTAAAAGAGTGGAGAAGAAAGATGTAGCTTCACTTGTATGGGTACAAGGACATAAAACTCCTTTTACCGTTCCACGCCCTCCCGAAGATGGAATGCTTTGGGCGGGGATTTTGCACTTACATGGACTTCCGTGGGTGCTGTATGAGTATTCGGAAACGAAACTCAAAGATACCAGAAAGAAAGTATAATATGGGAAAACGAAGAAAAACTCTTGCAGGAGTCAACTTTGAGCTGCAAGAAATAGAACCTTTAACACGTAACCAGCTAAAAGCATTTGAATCTAATAAACACCTTGTTCTGCATGGACTTGCAGGCACAGGTAAAACGTTTATATCCTCGTACCTAGCATACGATGATATGGCAAAAGGAGCCTTTCAAAAGCTAGTAATTATACGAAGTGCTGTACCTACAAGAGATATTGGATTCTTGCCCGGTACAGAAAAGGAAAAAGCCTCTGTTTATGAAGAGCCTTATAAAGATATTGCTAATGATCTGTTCGGTAGAGGCGATGCCTATGAAATACTGAAACAGAAAAATTTAGTAGAGTTTATGACCACTTCATTTATACGAGGAATTACACTCAGAGATGCAGTTATTCTTATTGATGAGTGTCAAAATATGTCTTTTCATGAACTAGATTCTATTATTACTCGTATGGGTGAGAACTGTAGAATTATGTTTTGTGGAGACTTTCGGCAGGCAGATTTGAGAGGAAACGGTATAAAAGACTTCTTCCAAGTTCTAAAGCGTATGGGTCTCTTTACCTTCATTGAGTTTGAAGTAGAGGACATTGTGCGGTCTGATTTTGTCAAAACTTATATTATTGCTAAGAATGAACTAGAACTATGAAAATACCCACAGTAGCAGTAGACCAGTACGACTTCTTGGAACACAGAAGAAACCAAGAAGCCGCACACTGGTCAAGGAATACAAAAGACTCACCCCTACGTTCTATACTTACTGTAGAGATTAATACTACAGAATTGTGTAATAGAACGTGTGTATTCTGCCCTCGACACGATCCAGAAGTGTTTCCTAACCGAAACCTTCATATGACTGTAAAAGGTGCTGCTACTATTGCGAAAGAACTTGCTAACAATGATTTTAGAGGCAAAATATCTCTCAGCGGGTTCGGAGAGAATCTACTTAACCCTCAGTTTCCAGAAATAGTATCAGCCTTTAGAGAGTATCTACCCGATGCTACTATAGAGTGCAATACTAATGGAGATAGGCTGACTAAAGAGTACGCTGAAGATTTGATCTCGCAACGGGGTCTCGACATATTGTATATCAACTTGTATGATGGTATTGAGCAGATGGAACACTTTGATGTAATTATGAAAGATATTCCTAAAGCAAACTATAAGTACCGTATGCATTGGGGTGATTTTGAAAAGCATGGTTTAATTCTGAACAATCGAAGCGGAGTTATGGATTGGGTAGGAGTAGAGGAGAGTAGTGTTACTGCACTACAAGGTAAGCCTTGTCACTACCCGTTCTATAAAATGTTTGTCGATTGGAATGGTGATGTACTGTTCTGTAGTAATGATTGGGGCAGAGAGCACGTAGTAGGCAATCTATTACAAGATTCTCTATACGATGTATGGTTCAGTAAGCCTATGACCAAGATTCGTAAAAAACTAATGAAGGGTGACAGATCTATGTCTCCCTGCAATAAATGTAGCGTAGATGGTTCTTTATTTGGAAAACCATCGTTTAATCTAGTAAAGGAGCACTATGAAAACATTAATAACCGGGACTAGTACACTTTACTCTGCCCTTAACCACCTTATACCCATTGACACTTGTCGCATTGAAGATATACTCGAAGGTAGAGTAGATATTAATGAGTATGGGTGTTTCATAAACTATGCACACGTTGGCTTCAAGCAAGTAGAGCTGCTAGAGTATGTATTCAATGAGTGGAGATTTGATCCTAAGAGGATAATTTTTAACATATCTTCTCGTGCCGCCCAACCGAATATATCCAAAGGGTATATGTATGCCGCGCAGAAAGCAGCTTTGAATCACTATGCTAACAACTTACACTGGAATTGTCCCGAGAAACAATGTAAGATTACCACAATGGATCTCGGAGGCGTAGCATTGCGCGGTGTTCCTAGTATGCGTTGGACTACTGTGGCGGATACTCTTCTTAGTATTATGATACAAGACTTAGAGATTCCACACATATGTATGCAAGTACCTGAAAACTATATGTCAGTGCAGGCCGTTAAAGCTGCCTTGAAAGAGGCGACTTCGTGAAGGCAGTTATAAGTCACAGAATATACATGGATTGTACCGAAGAAGTACAGGAGAGAATCGACAAAGAGCTCACCTATACTATTCCTACGCACAATCCTCTTGATCCACCTGAGGTGATTAAGAATATGGGCATTATTCGTAATGGGTTAGTCTCATTACCTATCGGACGTACGGATTTAATACCATCAAATTACGAAATAGTCGATAGGCGAGTAAACAAGCCTGTAGAATTCCCCGAGTTTAAGTTCGATCTTCGAGCTAGTCAAAAGAAGGTCTATGACGAAATCGAAGACAACGCCATAATTAACGCATGGGTGAGTTGGGGTAAGACATTTACAGGTTTAGCTATTGCTGGTAAACTTGGTCAGAAGACGCTTGTTGTTACCCATACTGTCCCTCTGCGTAATCAGTGGGCAAAAGAAGTAGAGAAAGTCTATGGAATTAAACCAGGCATCATAGGTAGTGGTCAGTTTGATCTTGATGCTCCTATCGTCATTGGGAATACACAGACTTTATACCGAAACGTAGACAAGATTCGTAAAGAGTTTGGCACAGTTATACTAGATGAGATGCATCATGTTAGCAGTCCGACCTTTAGTAAAATTTTAGATACAAATTACTGTAGATATAAGATAGGTCTGTCGGGTACTATAGAAAGAAAGGATGGAAAACACGTTGTGTTCAGAGATTACTTTGGTAATACTCTTTTCAAGCCACCGAAAGAAAACTATATGACCCCTACAGTACATATTGTACCGTCAGAGATACGATTCATGGATGGAGCTAGAATCCCCTGGGCTAACAGAGTTACAAAGCTAGCAAATGATGAAGAGTATAGACATACAATAGCACTTTTAGCCGCAGCTTATGCCGCTAAAGGACACAAAGTCTTAGTAGTAAGTGATAGAGTGAGCTTTTTGAAGGCTTGTTCCGAACTTACAGGAGACAAATCAATATGCGTTACTGGTGACGTATCGCATGAAGATAGAGAAACACTCGTAGAGGAAATACTCTACGGAGATAAAAACGTTCTTTATGGAACACAGGCTATCTTCTCAGAAGGTATATCAGTAGACACACTTAGCTGTCTTATACTGGCAACCCCTGTAAATAATGAACCACTACTGACACAGCTTTGTGGACGAGTGATTCGGAAAAAAGAAGGTAAAATCGACCCTGTTATTATAGATATACATCTGAAAGGAAATACGGCTCGAAAACAAGCCTCCAATCGTGTTGGGTTCTATATGAAGCAGGGTTGGGACATGAAGTACCTTTAGAAAAATAATTCTTGACAAAATGGTAAAAAGGAAGTATAATAGTGCTCTTATTTGATTGGAAGAAGGTTTTTGATACGGCGCAAGGAAATATTGCTACTTGTAACATGATAATGGAAATGCTGGTAAACAGTCAGATCCCACGTAACAAGTACGACCCTATCTATAAATATTCTTATAAAGACTTTACAGGCGATAGTTTTCTTCTTCATGGAGAAATGCTTCTTTACAATTCTTATAAGTACACACAAAAAGAACTTTGCATATATTACGCACTGGCTTCTCTTAGAAGTACAGCGGAATATTTTGCAACACAAAAAACTACGCTAGATTCACTACATTGTCCTGTGCATCTAGATGAAATCAACGACAATAGGCTACTCATAGTATTACCGGACGAAATAACGTTCATCTATGAAGAAGTCCAACTGGAGACTATACACTAATGGCATTATCATTCAATAAGCAAACGGGCGGAGCCCAAAAATCCTCAATCTCAACTTTTCAGTATAAAGATGGCGACAACAAGATGCGCGTAGTTGGCGACATTCTTGCACGCTATGTTTACTGGATCAATGGCGAGAACGGTAAAAACATTCCTATGGAGTGCCTATCTTTTGATAGAAACTCTGAGCGATTCAACAATGTCGAGAAAGACTGGGTTCGTGAATACTACCCTGATCTGAAGTGTGGCTGGAGCTACGCTACTCAGTGCATCGACAACGGTGAAGTAAAAGTAGTAAACCTCAAGAAGAAGCTGTGGGAGCAAATCATTACTGCCGCAGAAGATCTAGGCGATCCTACTGACCCTGATACTGGCTGGGACATTTGTTTCAAGCGAGTTAAGACTGGCCCTCTGCCATACAACGTAGAGTATCAGTTGCAAGCACTAAAGTGCAAGCCTCGTGCTCTTACAGACGAAGAGCGTGAAGCTATTGCTGACCTAAAGTCTATGGATGACGTAATGACACGTCCTACTCCTGACGCACAGAAAGAGTTGCTTGATCGAGTTCGTAACCATGGTGACGAGACTGATGATGAAGCTCTTGACGCGGAGTTCAATGTAGGATGATTCTCTTTACGGCAGACTGGCACATCAAGCTGGGACAAAAGAACGTCCCAGTAAAGTGGGCTACAAACCGTTATCAAATGTTCTTTGACCAAGTTTACGAACTAGAAAAAGAATGTAATATGCACATAATCGGAGGCGATCTCTTTGATCGTCTTCCGAATATGGAAGAGTTGGAACTCTACTTCAGGTTTATTCGTGGAGTAAAGGTTCCAACTATTATTTATGATGGAAACCATGAAGCTACTAAAAAGAATAAGACTTTCTTTACTCAGCTAAAGCAAGTAAGTAGAGATATTAATCCTCTTATTCATATTGTAGATGTGTCTTATGTAGACCATGACCTAGGTTTCAGTATCCTACCTTACGCAGATTTGCATAAGAAAGGTGCCATAGATCATTTTGATACGAGCCGGCCTTTATTCACTCACGTTAGAGGAGAAATACCGCCACACGTTAAACCCGAAGTCGACTTAGACCTGTTTGAAGACTTCCCTGTTGTATTTGCAGGCGACCTACACGCCCATAGCAACTGTCAACGCAATATTGTATATCCTGGTAGTCCTATGACTACTTCCTTTCATAGAAGTAAAGTAAAAACAGGTTACTTGCTTATTAACGAACAGGACTGGAGTTGGATGTGGGAAGAGTTTAGACTTCCACAGTTAATTCGTAAAACAGTTACAAGTAGTGAAGATATGACTCCTACTGATTTTGATCACACGATCTATGAAGTAGAAGGAGATATGCAAGATCTAGCTGGAGTAAAGAACTCGGAATTGCTAGATAAAAAAGTAGTAAAACGTAAGTCAGAGGCATCTCTTATCATGGATAAAGATATGTCCGTGCAAGAAGAGCTAGTAGAGTATCTAACGTACATACTAGAAATTAACCCTGATAAAATACCAGACATCATAGGAACATACAATGATTACACTACAAACATTGAGATGGGATAACTGCTTTAGTTATGGTTCTGGTAATGAGTTACAATTAGACGATAACACTGTTACACAAATCCTTGGTACTAACGGGATGGGGAAGTCCTCCATCCCGTTAATCATTGAGGAAGCACTGTATAACAAGAACTCTAAGGGTATCAAAAAAGCAGACATTCCTAATCGTTATGTGAATGATGGTTATAACATCTCTTTGTCTTTTACGAAAGATGAAGATAGTTATCAGATCACCGTTAATCGCAAAACAAATATAAAAGTTAAACTTGAAAAGAATGGTACAGATATATCTAGCCACACAGCTACGAATACGTACAAGACTCTACAAGAGATTCTCGGAGTTGACTTTAAAACCTTTTCGCAGTTAGTATATCAAAATACTAATGCGAGTTTACAGTTTCTAACTGCTACAGATGCGAATCGTAAGAAGTTTCTTATTGATCTTCTGCACCTAGAAAAGTATGTTGAGTTATTTGAAATATTCAAATCTGCTTCTAGAGAGGTATCGAATACGTCATCTACAATAGCGGGGAAACTTGCAACAGTAGAAAAATGGTTAGAAACAAATAAATTGAGTGATACCAACATACTACCCATGCTCGATTTAGAAATTAATACATCCAAAGATGAAGAGTCTTTACGTTATTGGATGACAGAGAAGGAAAATATCTCTGAAAAAAATAAAAAAATTCGAGAGAATAATGAATATAAAACAATGCTGGACAAGATAGACATCGGTGCTATTTCTTCTAGTACAATTTCTTGGCAATCTTACGATGATTTACAAGAAGAGTTAGGGTCTTTACAAGCAGTCGCTACGGGTGCTCAACGGACTCTGGACAGATTAGAGAAAATTTCTGATGAGTGTCCCACTTGTAAGCAACCTATTGATGTTTCTTCCGAGAAAGCAATGATTGGAGTGGAGCGTGTGAAGCGTGATGAAGCTCATGGCAGAGCTATGAAGATTCGTCCTCAAATTCATGAGATTAAAGCAAACAATGCAATCTTTGAGCAGAATGAGAAAGACCGAAAGAATTGGGAAGACTTATATCGCTCGTACGACAAATCTCTGCCAAGTGCTATACTGGAGGAGTCTGAAGTAGATTCAAAAATCGCGGAACTAAAGAGCGTATTATCCGAAGCCAGAACCCAATTGGCAGAAAATGCAGCAGAGAATGAAAGACGAACAAGACTCAATACTCGTATTCAAGTAATACAAGAGCAGACAGCAGAGTTCGTTGAACAGCAAGAAGAATACGATGGCAAACTAGCAGGCAACCAAAAACTAGAAACAGAACTTGACATTCTGAAAAAGTCTTTTAGTACAAATGGTTTACTTGCATACAAGATTGAAAACTTAGTCGGAGAACTCGAAGAGTTAGCAAATGAGTACTTGGCTGAACTCTCTGACGGCAGGTTTACACTAGAGTTTGTCGTATCAAACGATAAATTAAATGTAGAAATTACTGATAATGGTAATGTAGTAGATATTCTAGCACTTTCATCTGGCGAGTTGGCGAGAGTAAATACTGCTACTTTGATAGCTATTCGTAGATTAATGAGTAGTATATCGAAGTCTAAAATCAATGTATTGTTTTTAGATGAAGTTATTAGTGTTCTTGATGATGCCGGAAAGGAGCGCATAGTAGAAGTTCTACTACGAGAAGATATGAATACTTATCTAGTTTCTCATGGTTGGTCTCACCCACTGTTAGAGAAGATCGAAGTAGTCAAGGATGGAAACACTAGCGTATTGGAGTAAGGATGAGCGCAGGTAGACGAAGAATGTGGTGGGCACAACAAAATCACTGGGAACAAGTAAGATCAGATCCCAAGAAGAACGAAGAGGACGAAGATGGTAGATTCGAGAGCGAAGGGAGCGAGAGGCGAGTACCTGGTGAGGGACATGCTGAGGGAAGCGACCGGACTGAAATTTGAGAGAGTGCCTGCCTCGGGTGCTCTTGAATATCTGAAAGGGGACTTATATGTCCCTAATCAGAGAAATCATTATTGTATAGAGGTAAAAAATTATAAAGACTCACCGCTGACTGATAAGATATTCACACAACCGAAAACAAATAACATTATCAGATGGTGGAAGAAGATTGTAATACAAGCAGCAGGTGGCGATCAAAAGCCCTTGTTATTCTTTAAATATGACCGATCTAAAGTATTTGTAGTAACAGAAAACAAACCAGAAGGCACAGATGAGTATCTGTATATTCGTTTTTTGAATTGTTATGTACTACTAGCAGATGATTGGTTAAAAACAGAAAAGACGGAGTGGATAGGTGGCTTTTAATTTTAACGAACGCAACCAAGATGGTGTACTCATAGTAGATGCACTAAACTTAGCTTTTCGGTGGAAGCATCAAGGCAGAACAGATTTTAGACATCAGTATGTAGAAACAGTAAGATCTCTAGCAACATCTTACAATTGTGGTAAGGTTATTATTACCGCAGATTGGGGATCATCTAGTTATAGAAAAGAGATATTACCAGAGTACAAGCAGAATCGAAAAGATAAGTATGCTGAACAAACTGAAGCAGAGAAGCAAGCATTTATTGACTTCTTTGAAGAGTACGAAGAAACACTAGAATTACTGTCAGAAAGCTATGACGTTCTTCGCTACAAAGGTGTAGAGGCAGATGATCTTGCTGCCCACCTTGTAAAGCAAAGAAAACAGTACGGATTAGAAAATATCTGGCTGGTATCTAGTGACCGAGACTGGGACTTATTGATTCAGGACGGTGTAAGTAGATTTTCTTACGTTACTCGAAAAGAGGTAACAATAGATAACTGGCATGAGCACTACGAAGTTAAACCAGAAGAGTATATCTCTTTCAAGTGTTTAACAGGAGATAAAGGTGATAATGTCCCAGGAATCAACGGCATAGGGCCGAAAAGAGCACAACAACTTATAGAACAGTATGGCGATGCCATGTCAATTTATGATTGTATACCCATCGAGGGCAAATACAAGTACATACAAGAATTGAATGAAAACGCAGAAGTACTGCTAAAGAACTATGAGTTGATGGATTTAGTAACATATTGCGATGACGCAATAGGCAAGGACAATGTGTCCAATATTGAGGAGAGAATGGTATAATGGATCAGTATCAAAGTTTTATTCATAAAAGCAGATACGCACGATGGCTAGAGGACGAAGGCCGCAGAGAAACATGGGATGAAACCTGTAGTCGCTATGTTGATTTCTTTAAAGAAAGAGAACAGTTAGACGACGAAAGTGGTCAAGAAATCTGGAATGCCATTAATGCTTTAGAAGTTATGCCTTCTATGCGTTGTATGATGACAGCAGGTGAAGCGTTGAAACGTGATAACGTAGCAGGCTTTAACTGTAGCTATTTGCATATCGACCATCCACGAGCTTTTGACGAGCTGATGTATGTATTGATGTGTGGCACAGGCGTAGGCTTTAGTGTAGAACGTAACTTCATCAATAAGCTACCAGAAGTAGCAGAAACATTCCACAAAACAAGTTCTACAATCGTAGTAAGCGATAGTAAGCTAGGATGGGCGAGTGCCTTTCGTGAGTTGATTGCCATGCTTTATGCAGGTAAATTACCTCAGTGGGATATGAGCCGAGTACGTCCAGCAGGTGCTAGACTTAAAACTTTTGGTGGTAGAGCAAGTGGCCCAGAGCCTTTGCAAGACTTGTTCCGTTTCTGTGTAGAAATATTCCAGAAAGCAAAGGGACGTAAACTTACAAGTATTGAGTGTCATGATGTCTGCTGTAAGATTGCTGATATTGTAGTAGTTGGTGGCGTTCGTAGGTCAGCTTTGATTAGTCTTTCTAATCTTTCAGATCAGCGTATGTCAAAAGCTAAATCAGGTCAGTGGTGGATTGACCAAGGCCAGCGTAGGCTTGCAAACAATTCTGTAGCATATACAGAAAAGCCTGACTTCGAAGCGTTCTTGACCGAGATGAAGAATCTATATGAGTCTAAATCTGGTGAGCGTGGGTTGTTCAGTCGCGTAGCGGCACAGAAAATTGCAGGTCGTAATGGTCGTCGTGACCCTGAGCATGATTTTGGTACTAACCCTTGTTCCGAGATTATTCTACGAAGCAACGAGTTTTGTAACTTGTCAGAAGTAGTTGTACGAGCAGACGACACGTTAGAAACATTAAAAGAAAAAGTACGCAAAGCAACAATCATTGGTACACTACAGTCTACTTTAACAGACTTTAGATATCTGCGAGTGCGTTGGAAGCGTAACACTGAAGAAGAAGCATTGTTGGGAGTAAGTCTAACAGGTATCATGGATCATGCAGTCCTAGGAAACCCTGACTCAGACATACTGCCAGAATGGCTAGAGGAGATGAGAGATGTTAGTATTGAAACAAATAAAGAATGGGCTGAAAGGCTTGGTGTTAATCAGTCTGTCGCTATTACGTGTGTTAAGCCATCTGGTACTGTGTCTCAGCTTGTTGATAGTGCTTCCGGTATACATCCTCGCTTCTCTAAGCATTACATTCGGAGAGTACGTTCAGACAAAAAAGACCCACTTGCTCTCTATATGGAACAAGCAGGGTTTCCCATGGAACAAGATGTAATGTCTCCTACTTCTGTAGTCTTTAGCTTTCCTGTTAAGTCTCCAGAAGCAAGTACTTGTGTACGAGACGTAGGTGCAATGCATCAGCTAAGGTTATGGAAAGCTTATCAGAATCACTGGTGTGAGCACAAACCGAGTGTGACTGTATACTATACTGATAGTGAATACTTGCAAGTATCACAGTGGATTTGGGATAATTTTGATCTATGTTCTGGTATTAGTTTGCTTCCGACAAGTGATCACACTTATCAGCAAGCTCCATACGAAGATATAAATGAAGAAGAGTACCAAAAGCTTGTGGCGGCTATGCCACAAAATGTAAACTGGGAAGATTTAGCTCAGTTTGAGAAAGAAGATAACACAACTGGATCTCAAGAACTCGCCTGTGTTGGCGGTGCTTGTGAGATCGTATAAGGAATATAAAAATGAGTGAACAACAAGAACAAGACCCTCGTTTTGGTAGTGAGTTAAGCTACTTAGGTATGCTTGATGATCTTGCCAGAAATAACGTGGAGCAAAATGATAGAGTAGAGAGTTTTGGTAGTAATATCTGGTTTCCAGACATTTCACTATCTTTCCCTAACTTTGGTAACTCTGAGTTTAATAGAGCAGATGCAAAGAAAGATGCACTGTATATTAACGAAGATTGTCCAGAAATACAGACTTTCAAAAGAGAAGGTCTAATGGACATAAGAGTCAATATAGAAGAAATTAATCTAGTTGACGAGTTTCCAGAGGCAGTGTGCAAGTATGCCTTAGCTTTTGAGAATATGTGTACTAAAGCAGGTATCAAACCTGGAGTTATTCAGTTCAATTTAGGTATTGTCTGGGCAACGGAAGAGCAGGTGGAAAGCATAGCAGAAATGCTACAAGCACAGATTACTTTTCCAGTACATCCATAACGAAGAAAGCCCCTTTAATCAGGGGCTTTTTTTCTGTCTATCATCATCTGCCTTAACTTTCCTACCCTTACCTTTGTAAGATTACCTAGTTTTTCTACTATCTCTTTTTCTCTTTCGTCTAAACCTTCCGTATAGGGTAGTAGCTTATCAAAACAACATCCAAACGTCTCTCTTACACTAGCTTTTCCTGAGTATAGGTGAGTAAGATAGTTATGCACAGAGGCGTCCTCTCCCAAAGACGCATATGCCAGTATATCTTTTCCACCCATACAAGTTCCTAGTGTTGGATCATCTCTATGATTCATATATCTTGGCATATACAATATCTTTTTTCCAAGTAAAAAATTAATATCTTTTTTAGGTATCTTTTTCCATTTTACAGGGTTAATAATAAAAATAGACATATCCACAACTCCGTCATGCAAACGACTTTTTATGAGTTCATAGTTCCGGTTCCATCTAGGGTGATCTGCAAAAACTGCTTCTCTACTCATTGCCAAGTGTTTAGTTTCCAGCACTTTAGGGTCTGGTAAATCTCCTTCTTTTATATTGAGTATAATACCGCCTGTAACTACCATAGTAGGCTCTGTGCACAGTTTTAAAGCTGTCTGAATCCTGCCCTCTCCCATAGGGGCAGTCACGTATTTTGCATCAGGCATGTTTTGTTTTATAGAGTTTACAGTAAGGGCTGTAAACTCATTTTCAATTACGAGGTATTGCATGGGGGTTTGCTTTCCAAAAATTAAAATAATAGTTTATTCTTTCTTGCGGGTTGTCTATAAAGTAAGGAATGATACCGGAATACTTTGAGGAAAGTAATCTCTTAAATCTATTCACGCTAGGCATATCATCCTTACCCCAGATTGCTCTGTAGATTGCTCCGTAAGTAGTCTGTAAATCAGGTTTTGAGTCAAAAGTGTATACTGTTTTCCCTTTCGCAATTGCAAGCAAGCCCATTTCAGAGTTGCTACAACAACCTACAATATCAGCCTCATCCAGAAGTTTATGGCCAGACAGTTTCTTGTCTATAACATTCTCTCTACCAAACTCTGATTTGAGATATGCTACCATTCCGGGAGCTGTTAAAGGATGGCATTTTAGTACAGCACCTTGTGCCACTGCCCTTTTAGCTTTATCGTAATTTAAAACTTTGTCTATGATATTAGTACCTGGGAGAAAGATTACAAACTTATGCTGCTTTTGTTTTCTTTTGCTAAGTTTATACTTATCGTGACTATTATCACGGAGTTCGTTAAAAATAGCTAAACCTTCTTCGCTTATAGGCTCTTTGGCTGCTAGTCTCATTGTACGATTTGCTTTCTCGTAAGACGCGACACGTATCATTATACATTTAGAAAAACAATCGGTGTACGTATACCCAGCAATTTCTTCTTCCGCAATATCGTACCAGACATCGTATTCTAAAGGTGTTCCCCAGTTTCCTCGGGCAGGAAGCAGCTCTTTCAGTTTTGTAACTTCATCGTTTTCGTCTGTACGCATTATATTACCAGACTTAAAGAAGTGTGCTGCCTTATTTCCTAGCTCATCTTTATCTGCTAGTCTTTTAAGCCCCATCCTGTAATTCCTCAAGCTGAGTCTCTAAATCTTCCATTCGCTCTTCCATTTCTACGAAGTGCTCCATGACTATTTCTAAAGTTGTTTCTATTTTGTGGTTTAATTCTTTGAGGGTTATTCCGTCCATTGTGATCCATCCCAATATCGTGAGTTGTGTGCAGAAGAAGATGAAACCTCGGTCTCAACTCCTGTACTTGTGATACGCTCATAAACAACTGTGTTTGTTCCGAACGTAGTAGTGGTAGCTCTTGAAGTCGATTTGCTCGTTTCAAAAGTAGTTGTACGCGTAGTAGTAGTACTACGAGTAGTATTATAAACTGTAGAGAATGCAGTAGTTGTAGTAACTTGCGTGCTCTTAGAAGTAGCAAACGTAGTAGTATAATTACTGGTAGTGCTTTTAGTAGTGGCTCTGGAGGTATCGAATGCTGTAGTGGTACTTTTATCCGTAGTTACAGTCGTATTAAATACAGTAACAAATGCACTCGAAGTAACTCTAGAAGTTCCTCCTGTTGTATCATATACGGTGCTTGTCTGATGATCAGTGCCTCTACTGGTTGCAGTATTAAATACAGAGGTAGTGGACTTGCTAGTGCCTCGGTTAGTATTAAAGACAGTGGTATACTGGCTACTAGTGCTCTTTGTTGTACTTCTGGAACTATCAAATACAGTTGTAGTATCAAAATTAGTAGTTCTGGATGTGGCAGTAGAGAATGCAGTAGTTGTGTCTTTAGTTGTACCTCGGCTCGTTGCGAAAGTAGTAGTATAGGTGCAACCAGTTTCATTCGTAGTAGTTCTACTAGTTATAAACGTAGTAGTAGTGTCTTTCGTAGTAGAACGAGATGTAGTAGTATTAAACGCCGTAGTAGTTGATTTATCGGTTACATTACTAGTATTAAATATAGTAGTATATGTACTAGTGGTCGTTTTCGAAGTACCTTTACTTGTGGCAAAAGTAGTAGTATACGTACTAGTAGTTGTTTTACTAGTAGCGGTTAGGAATGCTGTCGTAGTTGCCTTTGATGTTATATTACTGGTACCAAATGTAGTAGTATATGCAGTAGTATACACACAGCCAGTACTTTTGCTTGTAGCGAACGTAGTATTGAAAGTAGTAGTTGTACTTTTACTTGTAGCTGTCGCAAAAGTAGTAGTAAACGCGGTAGTAGTACTTTTACTTGTTGCAAAAGTAGTAGTAAACGTAGTAGTATAAGCAGTTGTAGTAGCAAGCGTAGTATTAGTATTAAACGCAGTCGTTGTAGCCCTAGTAGTCGTAGTGCCAAATGTAGTAGTAAATGTAGTAGTTGTACTTAACGACGTATTAAAAGTTGTAGAAAACGCAGTGGTATACGTAGTCGTTGTACTACGAGTAGTTGTAGTATTAAACGAAGTAGTAGTGCTTTTACTAGTACCGAAAGTAGTAGTAAAAGATGTAGTATACGCTGTGGTTGTACTTTTACTCGTTGCTGTAACAAAAGCAGTAGTAGTACCTCGACTCGTTCCTGTTGCCCTATTTGTGTTATAGGTTGTGGTAGTACTCTTACTTGTGTCAAAAGTAGTAGTCGTACCAAAAGCAGTAGTAGTAGCTTTACTGGTAATTGTATTAAACGTAGTAGTTGTTGTATACGCTGTAGTTGTACTTCTATTGGTTCCGAACGTAGTAGTACGACTCGTAGTAGTACCTCTACTTGTGGCAGTGCCAAACGTAGTAGTTGTTGTATACGCTGTGGTTGTACCGAAAGAAGTAGTTGTAGTAAATGTAGTTGTACGACTAGTTCCTGTTGCCCTGCTTGTAGTAGTGCTTCTGGACTCTCCTGTACCTCTAGAAGTGCCTCTGCTTGTAGCAGTACTTCTGGATTCTGCTGTTGCTCTAGAAGTGCCTCTGCTTGTAGCAGTGCCTCTAGATTCTGCTGTTGCTCTATTTGTACCGCGAGAAGTAGTAGTGCTCCTGGACTCCCCTGTTCCTCGAGATTCTCCTGTACCTCTACTTGTAGCAGTACTACGGCTTGTTGCGCGACTTTTCGCAGTACCGAAAGTAGTGGTAGTACCAAAAGTTGTACTCCAGTAGGTAGTATAACTAGTAGTGAAAGCAGTGGTTGTTCCTCGACTTTTTGCCGTATCATGTCTTACATCTTGATAGAATGTGGTAGTTCTACTTGTGCTTCTACTGGTTGCTCTTAAAGTACCCCTGCTTGTATGGCTACGAGAATAGTAGTATGTAGTATACGCGGTATTATAATACGTAGTAAACGTAGTAGTTCGTACTACTAAACTAGCATAGGCAGTCTGCCCCACAAAGGCAGTAGTAGTGCTTCGGCTTGTACCACGAGACGTACCACGAGACGTACCACGAGACGTAGTAGTACCTCTGCTCGTACTAGCTGTATAGTATGTAGTATATGCAGTAGTAGTACCAAATGTAGTAGTAGTTGTATACGAAGTAGTAGTTGTGTACGCTGTAGTAGTGCCGAATGCAGTCGTAAACGAGGTTGTAGTTGTATACGCAGTCGTGGTACTAAAAGTTGTGGTAAATGCAGTTGTAGTTGTGTATGCAGTCGTGGTAGCAAAAGTTGTAGTAAATGAACTTGTAGTAGTATACGCAGTCGTAGTACCAAAAGAAGTAGTGGTATTGAAAGATGTTGTACGACTCGTAGCCGTTCCTCGACTCGTAGTAGTACCCCTACTTTCGCCAGTACCTCTTGAAGTAGCTGTAACAAATACAGTAGTGGTACCAAAAGTTGTACCTCTACTTGTATTAAACGTAGTAGTTGTGCTTCTACTTTCTCCAGTGCTTCGACTTGTAGCGGTAGCAAAAGCTGTTGTTGTGCTTCTCGAAGTACCGGTAGTTCTGCTTGTGGCATATACAGTGTTGGAGGCACGAGTTGTAGTAAAAGTAGTCGTCGTGTTAAAGGCTGTCGTTGTTCCTCGGCTTGTAGTTGTTCCGAATACTGTAGTAGTACCTCTACTGGTAGCACGACTTGTGCCTCTCGACGTAGCATATGCTGTAGTAGTGCTTCGGCTTGTACCCGTAGCAAAAGCAGTAGTAGTGGCTTTACTAGTAACTCGGGAAGTACCTCTACTAGTATCGTATACAGACGTTGTTGCTCTGGAGGTTGACTTACTTGTTTGAGTAACAAAAGCTGTTGTTGTACTACGTGAGGTTCCTGTTAGGAATGTAGTAGTGGTAGACTTACTGGTGCCCCTGCTTGTGCTTCGAGAAGTATTAAAGGTCGTAGTGGTTGCTCTATCTGTACCTCTTGAAGTCTGAGTATTGAATACAGTAGTTGTAGATTTAGAAGTGCTTCGAGAAGTATCAAAAGTCGTAGTAGTGTTTACAGTAGTAGACTTAGAAGTACCTCTTGAAGTATTAAAATTAGTTGTATACGTAGTCGTAGTACTACGAGTAGTCGTAGTATTAAACGTAGTAGTCGTATCTATCGTTGTAGATCGAGTAGTATTAAAAGTCGTAGTATAAGCAGTAGTAGTATCTATCGTGGTAGATCTAGTAGTGTTAAACGTAGTAGTATACGTGGTTGTGGTAGCTCTGCTCGTACCTGTAGCAAATTCAGTATTGAACGTAGTAACAGTGCTTTTTGTAGTATTAAAGCTAGTAGTGTACGTGGTCGTGGTATTTCGTAGAGTAGTTTTACTCGTGTTGAAAGTAGTCGTATACGCAGTAGTGGTAGTACGAGTAGTAGTAGTATTAAACGTAGTAGTAAATACTGTATTAGTTGTTTTACTAGTTGCGAAAGTCGTAGTAAATGTAGTGGTGGTATCTACCGCAGTGGCGCGAGTAGTCTCAAACGTTGTTGTAAACGCAGTAGTAGTAGCCACACTAGTAGCAGTGTCAAAAGTAGTGGTAAACGCAGTAGTAGTATCTTTCGATGTAGCAAAAGTAGTATTGAAAGAGGTAGTGGTATTTACTGTAGTACCACGAGTTGTATCGAAGTTACTCACATAAGTAGTGGTTGTACTTGCAGTTGTACCGAATGTGGTACTGTAAGCGGTAGTAGTAGACTTGGAAGTAACAGCAGAAGTATCATACGCAGTAGTAAACGTGCTACTTGTGCTTCTGGTAGTACCTCTGATTGTATCAAATCCCGTAGTAGTATTAATATTGGTACTTGCACTAGTGTCAAAGGTAGTCGTAAAAGTAGTTGTAGAGCTTCTAGAGGTATCGGTAGATCGGCTTGTATTGTAAATAGCATTCCATACAGTATTCAGACTTCCATCTGTAACTTTCTGTACGACATAGTTTACAAACCGCAACGTTCCCGCTGCAGCTTTAACTACTATTTGCTCTGGTTCTTGTACTGCGGAACCATTCCAAACCTTAATAGTCATCTTAGACTACATACCAAACATACCCTACGGGCTTATTTGTTCCGTCCGATGCTTGCGGAGTGGTTCCTGTAATTTCAGAAGTTTTATTTACCCAGACAATGGCGTTAGCTCCGTCTTTCATATACATACGACCGTCCGCAGTATTGATAGCAACTTCGCCTAACTCTAGTTGTGAATGAGTAGGAATAGAGCCCGCCGTAGACGAGCGCTTTAATTTGATCGTTTGTGCCATGTGGCTCTCCTATAACTTGCGTATATACGCTAGAGATTAAAATTTATTTTAGAATGTACCGCCGTCAATTGCACCTGTATAAGTGCTTCCAAAGTTTGCGGCAGTTAATATTACGGAAGTTGCACTTCCATTGCTCACAGTCCAGTTATCGTTGCCTTCGTTCCAAAGAAGCGATACATTTGTCGCAGTTCCTCGTTCAACTTCGATACCAGCATTTGCAGAAGGAGTACCTGTTTCGTCTTTGTTAAGAACCATGATGTTATCACCAATGGCAACAGTAGTAGAATCAACAGTAGTTGTAGTACCTTCAACTGTAAGATTACCCGTAATTGTAGCATTACCAGCAACCGAGATATTTGTAGAAGTAATGTCATCAGAAGTTAGAGTACCGTCTACCTGAACATTATTGAATGTTACATTAGAGGTGGTAGCAACTGCCTGTCCGATTGCAAAAGAAACCGCATTGTTACTAACAGTTGTGGCAACACCTGTTCCGCCTGTAAGTGTTAAAGTTTCACCATTATTGAAAGTATCGTTGGTGCCGCTGTCTGCCGCTAGAGTAAAACTAGAAGAAATACTATTAGTACTAACCGCTGTAACAAGACCTTTTGCATTTACAGTGATTGCAGGAATTGCCGTTGCAGTACCATAAGATCCTACGTCTGAGTTTACTGTTGCAAGAGTACCTGCTGCGGTAACATTGCCAGCACCTGTAAAGCTAGGAGAAGTATACGCTAAGTCCCCTGTGATTGCAATCGTTCTGCCTGAAGCAAGAGCTGTGGCAGTATCTGCGTTACCAGTAACATCACCTGTTAAAGTAGCTGTAATTGTACCAGCACTGAAGTTTCCTGAACCGTCTCGCAGTACTAATTTACTTGCAGTGTTCGCACTTGCGGCACCATCAATAATGCCTGTGTAATATTGACCACCAATAGCAACAACACCTGTAGTGCCGTCGGGGTGTCCGATAAATAGTTTATTACTGTCTGACTTACCTGAATATGCTAATTCACCTGCAGTAAGGCTTGAGGGGGTTGTAGTACTAGTACTACGCTTGATTTGAATTGTTTGAGCCATTTAGGATCTCCGGGATTAGCCTTAAAAGGCTCCTGCGTCAAGTGTATCAGAATCTCCAGAGGCTGAACCTACCATTATAGGTACCCACTGATATACTCCGGTGCTTGTCTCGCGATATATTTTATATTGATTATCATCTGTATCGTACCATGTGTCCCCTTCATTGACTTGAGACCCCGTTGGTGTGTTGTCTTGTTGGAACGTAGAACCTGCAAGTTCTTCAATAGCAGTCTGCACGTTTGTAGCACTTAAACCTGATACACTGGAAATACCCATTGCTGTTGCATTAGTATTTGCAATAGCTACTCCTGCTGCGGTAATAGTTGTACTTCCACCCGTAACTTCGATGCCGTTCTGTATAGGCGTTGCGGTAATTGTAATTGCCATTATCGGGTAACCTCTTGAGTGAGGTCTACAGACCCTTGAATTAATCTAGTTACACTGGCATTGTTAGCGGTGAAGATTTCTAAATCATAAACGTAAGTACCTGCGGTTAACGGGCTGCTCACTGAATTTGCTAAAGACATTGTAATTGTTCCGTTTGCTGGAGTATTAATAGCGCAATTAAAAGTAGCCGCAACTGAGGAAGCTGTCTTTGAAGTTCTCATTTGAGCACGCGCAGAATAGCCTGTCAGGTTTTTAACTGATCCGTTGTCTTTAACAGTAAAGTTAATGGCAAAGTCGGAACCTTGGTCAATAACTAGGTTGTAGCGGGCTGCACTCATTTGATTTCCTCCATTACAGAATTATAGCTAACTTGGGGTGTTATGTCAAGAATTATTTTTTTCATGGTTATTCCCAGTCTACTCTATTTTCGTAGTCATTCCACCAAAATCCTTTTTCTTGATTTTCTTCATCTTCTAAAAACTCGTCTTGTGCTAGAGTATTCTTTATATCATCTAATGTAAAAGCTAAAAAAGCTTGTACCTGCTCCTCTTCTATATCGGTTATAGGTACTTCTAAGTTTAACCCTTCATGTGTGAAGCAAGCAAAGACTACAGAATCTTCTGTTCTTGTTGTATATTCAATCATTATATTTTCCTATGCAAAAGTAATTGTCGAACTTGTTCCGTTGGGGAATAGGGAGGCGGTAGTAGACCACTGCCAATATGAGTAACTAGCACCAGACACATGGGTGGCAGAAGTCCTATAAAAAGTCAGATTTAAAGAACCCTGAACAATATTCATAGAAGTCCATCCACTATTTGCTTGTGCACCATTTACTCTTAAAAATAACTTATTATTAAGGCTCGTGCTGGCGGTGCTAGTGTTTTTGTAGATTCCTAAAATAGTCGCTCCGCTTTTCAGAGCAAAAGTAGTAGGACTTAAAGTACCGTTCTGCGAAGTCGGGCTGCCATAAAAAGGCATATATCCGTAGTAGTTTGTATATGTAGAAGAGCCTCCCGACCTGGAGCTAAATGTAGTTTGTTGGAAACCTGCTGTTAAAGTATGTATATTAGGATTAGTTGAAGATGCCTCGAAAAAATCACCAATATCAATAGCAGTTTGATCTCCTGTAGGGATAGTATAACCTGACCCGGGTGTTAGCCCTCTAATGTCGCTATCATTTAAAGAGCAAGTGGTACCAGAAGTACCTCCTGCCTCTATATGAATTTGATTTAAAGATAGACTATTCCCTGCCGCTGGTAGTGCCATTATTTACTCCTTTTTAACTCTTCGATTTCTTCTTTGAGTTCTTTAATTGCTTCTACTAAAAGACCTACGACATTGCCATAAGCTACCGACTTTATACCTGATAGCTCATTAGTTTCCACAGCTTCAGGCAACACTTTTTCTAGTTCTTGAGCGATAAGTCCCGTTTGTCTGGGAATGGCTTCTTTATCGATTCGGTCAAAAGTAACACCTCTTAGTTTACTGACTTTATCTACGGCATTATCAATAACTTCTATATTTTCTTTAAGACTTATATCTGAGTAAGCTGTTACATTTCCTGTAAAGACACCTGAGCCTGCTGATAGATTAAACGTAATGGTATCATTGCCATCACCAGTATTTCCTAGTCTAACGTAATCATATCCTGTGCTTACTTCAACTAACTCCATCATTGTAGCATTACCGGCTAGAAAACTTATTTTGTCGTTGGTGAAAGATATCTTAGTATCTCCATCGTCGAGCTGTTTTAAGTCTCCTGTGAACCTAATGTCTCCATTATTATCAAATGAATGATGTGCACTAAGATTGTCCTGCAATTGCAAGGCATTACCATTCAGTCCAAATACTATCCCGTTAGAGTTGCTACCTAGATTCACGCTAAAAACATCAGTACCCGTACCGTAGTTACCATAGTTTATGCTGGCAGTGTCTGTTCCCCAGTTAAGCGCACCTGTAAAAGTACCTCCTGTAATAGGCATATACTCTATATTAAAAGTAGAATCTTTAACGTGAGGTGGACTAGTATTTGTATTAATAGTATAACCAGCACCTGCTGTACCTCCTGTCGAAGAACTAGAACCTACAATGTACACTCTATCTGCATTTTTTGCAAAAGCCTGAGCAGGGTCGTTCGAGGAGCCGCTACCATACTTATGGAAGGTATAGCCATAGCCAGTATAAGACCCGGCAGTCCATACAATTCCTGAATTACCGGAAGTACCTGAAGTATCATCTATTCTAAATAAGTAAGTACCTGCTGATAAATTTCCTGAACCTGTTATAGTGCCTTTTAAGCCGCCTGTTGCAGATACTGCTCCTTTATTACTAACAATATGTGCTACGTATCTGGTACCGCCCGAGCGAGCATCATAAGAATCTCCATGAACAAGATACTGAGAGGCGCTTGTAGTAGCATTGGCGTCTGTACTAGATAGTCTACTAAAAGTTTGAGCACCAAATAAACTCCAAGATGCTCCATTATTAGTAGAGTACTCAACATTTACTTTAATGGCTGAAGGTAACGCATTCATAACGTCAGCTACACTTGTAGATACGTCACTCACATAGGGATTTCCTAGAGGTACTTCATAACCAATTTGTACGTTTTGAGCAGCCCCTAGTTCTACTTTGATATGACCGGAAGCGTGAATAGAGGTAGTAACACTATCTGTAAAATTCCCTACCAAGTTCTGAATCTGAGCTAGTACGGGTCCACCTAATAAGTTTTCTGAGTCAAATACAATAGCGCCTGCAGTATCAGTAAGCTGATAAGACCGCATAGTTACATTACCGTTCTTTTCTACACCAAAAGGAGGAGGAGCGTCTGTAGTCACTGGATCATCATCTGTAGGAGCATGACCTGCATAAATAACATAATCATCTTCAGACCTGGAAGATAAAGTCACACTTTGATCTATGTTATTTCCGAGATCAGAACCAAGTCTTAATATAGTGTCTTGGCTAGTGGTCATGGCATCATCACCGAACGTAAATCCGCCTATAATACCAGTAGAAGACCTAAATTCACCTGCCTGTGTTACTCTAAAAGGTGCTGTTGCTCTGTTGGCAAAAGCTGCTCCCGAAAAAACTCTAATATCGGTTTCTGCAGTTCCTACTCCTGATAAGCCTGCTCGGTTAGTTCCGCTAGTTCCTACTGTAACAGAGCTGCCTGCGTTGATCTTACCTCCATCAATAGTTGAGGTGTTGGCTCCACCAATATGGTCTGCGACATCTGCTGCCTCCATAAAACTACTTACATCTTGGTGAGTAGTAAGAGGCGTAATCGAATATTGGTCGTCCTCTAACACACCTGCTGAAGTAAAGGTAACTAAGCCGGAGAATCCTATAGCTTGAGTTGTATTACCGAAAGTTATAGTCTGAGAACCTCCAAAAGAAGACTCGGTAATAGTCGCAAAAGAGTAGTAGTATTTATTAGAGTTACCCGAAGCATACGTTGGTGCTCCATGCTGCCATCCTGTTTTTATAGTCCCAAAAGTACTAGCTGCAAAATTAAATGTGTGAGTATTGGAAGTAGTTGGCTTTGCAGGAGTACTTCCATCAGTCACAGCAGCAGAATAATGCAACTGTATTGTAGCTGTTCTAGGCCCTGTCTTTATTTCTGCAACTAGTCCGTTGAAAGTCCAAGAGCTATCGCCTCCAGTTAATGTGAAGGTTCTTTGTCCTGAATAAACTCGATCGCCTTCAACACTTATAGAAGGATAAGCAATAGTCCAACCGTCTAGCTCATTTGTAGGATTCGAGTGGGTTTGATCTGTTGCATTATTGCCAGAAGTAAATGTAATTGCTGTAGGCGCTGATACTCCTGCGGCAAACTTCTTGTATACAATGACTGTTTTTTCATCTACAGCGGGATTACCAGGAGCTCCGTCCGTTGTTCTAGTTAAAGACTGGAATCTAACAAGGGAGAAAGCTGTTCCGTCTGCTCGCTTACCTGTTATAGTATATTTTACGAGTGCCGTATTTCCTGTTATTCCCGTGATCTGGTCAAAGGTTGCCGAAAGAACATTAGAACCTTCACCAGTTAAATTACCTGGAGTACAGTTAGTAGAGCCTGTAGTAACAACTTTATAATGACTGGCAGCGGTGCCTGTATTATCGTGGTCTAGTTCTGTTGTCCCCTCGAAGACTCTAATAGTATTTCCTGAGCCTGTGAAGTCAGGTGTAGCCGTTGCCGAAGCTCTAGGAATTGCATGAGCTTCGTTTGTCATAACTACAGTTAGTGCATCTATTGCGTCAACACCTGGCTTAATTGAAGGAATAGTAAGAACATCTCTAGCTTCTTCGGAGCCAGAGCTACCCTCTTTAACCTGTACAGTAAAAGTAATAGGGTCTGCATTGTAGCTTGTAGGTATACTATACGTGGCTGTTTTGGTATTTGCGGTAGTACCATCAACCCAGTCTATTGTAGTAAAAGAGCCATCATCTGCTGTGAACCTGAAGTATCCATCATCGAAGTTTTTTGATTCCGCAGTTAAAGTAATAGTTTGACCTGAGCCAGTAGTACCATCTGCAGCATACTCTATAACTGATTTACTAGCGCGCAAAGATACTACTTTTGCAGCATTACCTGCCGCACCATCTTGTCGTCTTGCAACAATAGAAGCGGTTGACCAACTAGCCTCTTGAGGGGCTAGACCATCGTTGGTAAAGATACGAGTTATAGCATAAATAATATCGCCATTGGCTTGTAGTCCAGGATTTGCTAACTGCCACCCTGTGGCTGCTCCAGTTGCAGGGTCGTCAAAAGTACCTGTAGTAGTATTAATAGTGCCGGCTGCTCCATTATTAGTAGCTCTGTAGTATAGAGTTCTGGTAACACCTTGTTGTGCTTGGACATTTGCGTCCAACGACATATAAGGCTCCATCGAAAATACTTTATTGGCTGCTCCATTATCTGTAGCGTAAACTTTGGCTATAATAGTTTCATTATCAAAATCAAATCTATGATTGTTAGTCTGAGCGGTTATACCCGATCCGTCTGGTAAAATTCTATCAATATAAACGGCTGTGTCACTAACTACCGAGGTAACTATAGCTGCTGCAGTAGATGTTGTTTGTAGAAGTGCTCCTACTACTAGTTCAGAAGTAAAACTTGTACCAGAACCTGTAACAGTAGAACCCGATACACTTATAGTACCTGTAAGATTCGTTAAACCAGTTGTATTACTACCGTTCCCCGCATCATACCAATATGGAACACGGTGATTTGGTGTTTTATTATATTTAAGTAGTGTGAGGTTATCAGTGGCTACAGCTGAGTTTAAAGATACATAATAATGCCTGTCAATAAAAGTACCAGACTCTGAAGAAGCTACTGCAGCTGTTTCCGCAATTCCTGATACATCTTGTTGATATGTAGAAGCTGCTGTTGAAGTCTGGTTTATACCGAACCCGTTTGTTTGTTCAGGACTAAAGATGTAAACACTTTTTGCCAACTCAAATAATCCGTAGTCTGAATCGCCAGAAGTACTGTTTATGGTTTTTATAGCAACATTAGACGTACCACCATAGGGAAGACCTAAGGGGAATCTGGGTATAGCATCCTGGAAACGATCAGTTATAGTTGTTTGAACACTAATTGCTTCTGATACATTATCTATCGCATTAACTGTTCTTACCGTTATTGTATAGTCGTCTGGGACTAAATCCGAAAATAAAAGTTCAGTTGTGTCCCTGCCTACCCTCATAGGATTTTCATATTCGGGTAAATTGTGTTCTACGATATATCCAAGTAAGTATTCGTATTCTTGACTAACCGTTTGATTATGTCTACCTCCGGTACTGTTTCTAACGTAAGCTTGTCCTGCCCCTGGTGGATCCCAAGAAACAAGTAAGGTTTCATGGGCTGTACCATTATCTCTGCCGTGACTTCTTGCTATCAAGTTTTCGACAGGCGGAACAACATCTGTGCTTAGTAGAGAGGGCTCTAAATCTCCTTGTATGTATGTAGTAAAATCTTCTTCTACAGAAGTCCACTTGCTGTCATAATGTTCAATACACGTTATATCGTAGACATTGCCAGAGTTTTCAGAGATAGATAAAACTTTGTATTCTTTTTTAGACCCTTTTACCTGTAATCCAGTTTTTGTCTCTTGAAGAACCCACAAGGATTCTCTAGTAGGAGCCTCTGTAAATGCAGAGGTCACAGTGATAGAAGTTACAGAACTTCCAATTTGACTAGAAGTTATATCTTTTGTTTCTGTTCGTAGATTGGCATTGAAGTCAAGTGTTAAAGGTTCGGCTCCGGAAGATGCAGATACTTTAGCGTTTACAGACTTTTCTTTAGTATCAATTACTGTTAAAGAGCCATCAACATACGCTTGATGTATTAAATCTCCTGCTTCATAACTAACTCCGCTTATAGTAACAGCTTCTCTAGTGAATGCAGCAGGCTTAGGATAAACCAAGCTTAAAGTATATGTAGATCCTGAATTCAAAAGAACAGTAGAGTCTAAAGGTATAGTAGTAGTGCTAAGAGTTCCTGTATTTGAAACTCGTCCGCCCAGTCTTACAGCATATCTATCCGCATCTTGGATATTGATTATATCGCCAGGAGCTACAAATGCACCTTCTAGGCTTGCTGAAAAAGTAGCTATCTCTTTCTGATTTGCTGCTGTCCATAGTTTCCATTTACCGTATCGTGTAGCTTGCCCTTCTGAAGTACAGCCGAAAGCAACTGCAGTTTCAGATATAATTCTGCCTGTATTGACTATATTTCGCTCATCTTCAACGATTAAAGGCTCCATCTTATAGTCTTTTGTTGGGTCATTCCAGTTTACAATAATTTGATTGCTTCTAGTTTTCTCCGAAGAACTCTCGTAGCTAAATGTACCATCTATTACATTAGTTTTATTGAATGTATAGACCGGAGCTGCTGGAGCATCAAGAGAGGTATAAAGCTGTCCATCTAAGTAGTAAAGCAAACCTAAAAAGTTAGTTGCTAAGTCTTTGAGAACTTTATAACTATTTGCCCCTTTTGTCAAGTAGGTATTTAATGTAAACCTAGGCTCTAGTCCTCCTTTTCCATCGGGAACTAAGCCGTCACAATATCTTGCAACGCGGTAAAGAGCATACTTATCTATATCCACTTCTTTAATGAAGGAACCCAAACCGTATCTATTATTAGTAAGAATGTCATAGTAAATCCAAGCAGGGTTGTTACTATAAACTAATTCATCTCGAAAATCCCCGTCCCAGTCTTGGTAATTGCTAGTAATGACTCCAGTACTTGTATTTCTATTATAAGAAGCTACTCCATTGGTTGCTTCTTCTCTTGTAACATAGTTTGAAGGCACTCTAACCATTTTACCGTATAGATCATAAGTTCTTTGAGGTATACCTTGATACTGCTTCGTGCTAAAAGAAACATCAGCCATAGCAGTATAAGGATGGTTAAGTTTTTCATTTAGAATAGAAGTCACGCCTGTAAGACTACCTGCAGTAACATTTGTCCAGTCTTTGTAAGTTTGTCCTACAGATTTAAAACCGGGGTCGTCATCTGTATCTAGTCTTTCTAATTTTAGTTTGAAGTCTGTGAAAGGGCGAAATCTTTCAAGATTTAAGTCGCTTTCAAAAGTTTTAGAGTTAGTATAGTTACCACTATGAGTTAGAGGATTTCTAATAATAGTAAAACCTCCGAAATCAGAGTCTCCTTCCTCTTTTATTGCTATACTTATTCTATACCTTATGTAAGTAGTTTTATCATTGCCTTTACCGCTGATTGCTTTAAATCCTGCAGGATAAGTAATACGCCATCTTAGTTTGTCCACTTCTAGAAGCTGAGCTTCTGTGAGACCGCAGTTACCACTGCCCACTAAAAATCGAGCAGTTCCCACCTCCATTTGTTCGCCAATAGTTCTACTAATTGCAGTTTCGCCACCGCTGCGCATGGGAGTTTGGTTTAATGTGCCTGGTCTGAAATTAACAGTACCACCTTGTACTCGCTGAGAAGCTCTACTGCCTACCTCAGAAATATCCATATTAACTACACTTATTTTATCCCAGCTATATGTCCCCGATATTCCGTCCCAAGCACTTGCAAGTGTTATAGAGGAGCCATTAATACCTCCTGCATTTATATTTACTATTTTATCTAGTTCTAGCTTGTACGTTGCGTCATCGAGCCTGAAATCGTTATAATCACCGAAAGCACCTGATCTCCAAAGAGCCTCGGTACCGCTAACTCTACGCCATATAAAACCTTCTATAGGAAGGCCGTCAGGAGTAGTACTGCTACCCGTCGGTTTAATACGCCCAGGAACTAAACTATCTGGTCTTGCTCGTTGACCAACTGCGGTAACCATAGTTTGAGTAAAAGTACTTGAAGAAGTAGATAAACTTACTTTATGTCTAGTATCATAACTACTTGTTACACTTGTTTCTGTTAAATTTCCTCCTCGTATTAATAGTTGTGCTCCTAGCGAGGCATTTGCAGTCAAGGGAGTGGTAGAAGTTGCATTATTAATTGTTGCTGAAGTAGACCCATTAGTAAGAGTGATAGTCATAGGGCCATGAGATACACGTTGCCCTGCCGCAGATACTTCGTGAATTCTGTCATTATTCAGGAATACAGAAGCCGAACCGTCTACTAAACCTAGTATGGGGCCTTCTGAAATAACATCTGTAATAGAAACAAGCTGCGCATCGCTAGCGCTTGTACTAATTGTAGCAGCATTATTGCTAGATGTGCCTGTACCTCCTGGATTGGAATTACCACTGTTACCTGTGCCGGCACCACCACCGCCATTTCCGCCATGTCTCATTTTTATCTCCTACCGTTCGTGGGCTTTTTTAGAGCCTGTCTTTTTATGATGTGATATTGTATTACTAGAGGTGGTTGTTATTGATCCGTCTCCTCCAAAAATAGCCCCTGTATTTCTTCTATACCCTGATGCGTTCTGAATATTTATACTTATAGGTCTGCCTGGTACTCTTAGTCTCCCGTAGAGTATGGGAATAGGATCGCCTTCCTGCATGTTTTGAGCATTTCCATTGAAAGCATAGTTTTCCGGACCTTCTCCGTCTACAGAAGGGTCTGGAGCCATCATTTGACTAATGCCTGCCATTGCTAGATTTAGTGCAACTGCCGCTGTTGCCATACCAACTGCACTGAGACCGTTTGCTAAAGATGCAAATCCTGGTCCCATGCCTCCTGCTCCAAAAGTTGTCGTACCAAAAACTGCTGGAAACATAAACATAACAGCTACTATAGCAATAGCTGCAAGTATCTTTCCGAATGCAGATTTAGATCCTGCAGGAACAATTGCTATAGTTACGTCCCCCTCTTTCAAAGGCACTAAAAGATCCTCTTCACCTGCTTGCTCGCCCGCAGTATCTACAGCAAAGCTTACATCATTTTCATGGCATTCTCTGACATAAGCCAAAAAATCGGGTCTATTCGCATTAATGCATTTGAATACTTCAGTATAATTAGTCGCATTTATTCTAAAAACAGAACCAAACTGTTCGCCTAGTTCTCCTTGTAAATATACGTTACGCATCATGGCGATACACTCCTGTTATGTACTTTTTCCAAAATGGATACAGATTTTCTCTGCATGATAATCTTTTGTCTGCGTGGTGATAAAAAATATCTTCCCCTAAATAAACTCCACAGTGATTACCTACAGAGGCATTTACTGTGAATATAATAACATCGTTCTTTTCCATATTTCCTTCTACGGGCTTATACCCATAATCTTGAATTATTTCGTCTGTAAAGTAGTCTAATTTCTTCTCCCACCAATCGTCTTCGAAAGCGGCACGAGAAGGTATTTCTATATTTTGTGAAGCTAGATAGTCTCTCATTGCTTCAAAACAATCAGAGACACCAAACTCATAGTCTCTACCGTAAAGAGGTTTAGATTCTTTCTCAGGCTGTTGTATGTGAACATCCATACTAGGATAACTAAATATGTAGTAAGGAACTCCTATAGCATTACAGTGCTTTATGTCTGACTCGCTAGGGTCACAACTTGCATCAGGGTGACTGTGGACTATTCCTACTATATCACTTTTTCGTGATATGTTTAAATACTCTGTGGAATCCAGTATGAAATCGTCTTCATGTTCCGCAACATTAGTACAAGGAAACCACTGTAATTCACCCTTAACGACAGCTAGCAAACCACACCCTTCTCGCGGATAATTCTCCTTAAAATGTTCTTCTATTTCATCTAAAAACTGTAACATAATCAAAACTTCAATGTGCCAGGGAAACCGCCAAAAGGTAAAACAGCAGAGCTGTCTGTTCTTGCATCTATTTTTACACCGCTTGAGTTATCTCCTATTAAAGTCGCCCCGTACCTACACTTACAAGAATGTAAAGTTTTTCCACACATTTCTTCTCTAATCCAATGCGGAGAGTTAAGAGCAGGAGCATTATTTATATTGCCCGAGTGTAAAGACTTCCATACCGTGGTTATAACTACACTATTAACAGTAGTGACATCGGCCTTGACTAAAGCCCCCTCTGCATAAGTAGTAGAGGAGCTATAGGTGGAATATCCTAGTGCTTCTACCCAAGTTCCATCATTTTCTTCGGGGTCATTACTGCCGCTGCTAGTATGCCCTATTTGTGCTCTATACCATTTATTATTGTACTTTCTATAAGATCCTTGTGTTATGGCGGCCCCGGAAGCCCAGTTCGATACTCCATTTAAAAGAGTCTGAGTTAGTAAAGGCTGATCTTTTGCGTTATAGAATATATTATAGTTATACGGAGAGGAAGAAGGTATTGTGGAGGATCTTGCTCGTACAACACTATCTGCTCTCCAGACACAACCCCCATTCTGTTCCAAAGCTTGTCCTTGATACATCCAACTGCAGAACTTACCTACGACTACACGTCGAGGTATAGTTACACCTTCCAGGTCGTATACAGCGGCTAGCTCAAACTGTACTGCTAATTGATTTTCGCTAGCAACTCTATCAACTCTGTATTTTAAAGTAGGCATCTCTATCGGAGGGTTGGCGTCTCCAGACTCTCCGTAAAGATATTTTTGCATCGTTTGTCTACGAACAACTGTTGCGCCCACTACTTCATCATAATCTGTGACACCTACAGTATCTTTCAGAAGGGAGCTGACATTGGCTATTGTTATTGTTGGTCGTGCAGAAGCACCCGTCGCGCTAACTTCTACGCCTTCAATCTGCATAGGAATAGCTTTATAGGTACGTATATTTGAAGGAACTTCTTTGTCCCTCATCTGTATATCTTCAAGGTCGTCTCCAATACCTTCACAAAAGTAAAAAGTATTACCACTATGAAGTAGTGTTATTTCGAAGAGACTAACAACGCCACTATCGACTGTAGTGCCTTGTACGTCTGTTGCTATTAAATTGGTCATGCTTCGTATACTCGCCTTACGCTAACGGTTAATGAATAAAAGTTTCCGTACAAATATGTAGTTGTATACGTATCAGAAACTACTTTAATTTCTTTTTCTCCTACACCTGCATCACCTGCAGGGTCAGAAGTTACATTTGAATCTGGAATAATTAGAGAAAAAGGTGTTACACCTTTTTTGCCGTCTAAAAAATTAACAACATCGTCAATGAACTCTTTCTCTCTGTGTTGAAATTGTAGGTTATATGTTTCTCCTATAGAGTTTAAGCCTCTAACTATTCGTTGCTCATAACCGTCTCCAAACTTTGCAACATTAACATTGTGCTTACTCTGCCTGTTTAATCCTTTATCAGGAATTGCGTAGTTTGCTCCTAAGTATTTAAAACCTACAGTCATTATGCTACTCCATATGGGTTAAGTATACCGCCCGATCGTTTTTGATTCTGTAATTCATTTTGTACGGCAACTGCGATGGCTTTTCCTAGACGCTCTTGATCCATTCCACCATCGTTTTGCCCTGTTTGAGAACTTGTATTACCCGCTTCGGTTGAAACATTTACAGTTACGTTTGAAACGTTTCCTCCAGAATTCTTCATTTCAACAGGTATAGATCTGCCGTTAGGTAGAGGTACTACTGCTTCTGTACCGTGTAGCATTGCGGGATATCCTCCTTGAGACCCTTTTGCAACACCTCCACTTCTATAGCTGTTTTGTTTTTTACCTCCCTCAAATACTCCACCGTTTCTGCCTCCGTCTATTCCTAGGAAACTACCGAAACTAGTACCTCCTAAAGTACTTTCTAGCATTTTCATTACTAACATTTTAGTAATCATTTTTGCAATATCTGCAAGAATTGCTTTGGCCATATCTGCAAAGGCTTGTTTTGCGGACTTAGTTCCGTCTATAAGGGAGTTAAATGCACTTTCCATATTACTTTGTAAAGAGTCGCCAATCTTTAAACCCATTTGAGCCATTTCGTCTGCGGCCTTCTCAGCTGCGTCTCGTTTTGCTTCTGCAAGATCTATCTCTCTCTGTCCTTGCTCCATTGCTTTTTGATGTATTTCTTGTTGTACCTTGTCCATAATCAGAACATCTTCATTCCGTAGTTTGGCTAGGGCGGCCCTCTTTTCATCTAAAGCAAGAATAGCTTCTTTATGTCCTATTTCAAGTTGTTCTCTTTGCCCGAAAGCAGAGTTTAAATTTGCACCCGCATCGACTTTGGCAATTGCATTGACACTTTTTTCGTTTGCAATACGCTTTTCTTCTGCTTCTACTGCTCTTAAATTTGCAATATACTGATCGACCCCACCTGCTGCTTCGAATCTCTTATCTATCTTTGCCTGAACATCGGAGGTTAGTCCTAGTGCCTTTCCTGCGTCTTCTGCAGAGGTTCCTAGTTTTTCTATATTTTCTACATAACTTAGTACGGCCTCGGAGCTTGCTCCTTTAAGAGCAGAACTCATATTACCTAGTTGATTATGGGCTTCTTCAATATTGCGGTTAAACTTCCCGGCATTCTCGGTCATTTCCTGAACCGCTGCACTATTACCAGAGATTACAGCTTTATGAAATGCAGGAGATATTTTCTCCAAACCCTTCATTTCAAGTCCTATTTTCTTTAGACCTTGTGAGTAGAGCTCAGCATCTCCTTTAGGAATCATCTCACCAAGCTCGTTTTGCTCTAGTCTAGGTTTGAGCTCGTCTAGCTCTCTCATCATATCCAGAACAGGAAGGCTTTGCATAGTATTAGCTTTAGCCCTATCTGCTTTCATAGGATCATAGTCTTTATCTTCGACATTAAATACTTTACCCGCAACGATAGTATTTAGCTCTTTTCCTAAGTCTTTCGCACTATCTCGTATTTGCTCTAAAGCGTCCTTATAACCCAGGGCCTCTTCTCTACCTTTTTGATGCTCATCTGCAATTTTATAGATACTTGAGTTTTTAATGCCGTCTTCTATTTTCTTTCCTAAGTCATCTCCGAAAGTAAAATCTTCAGACATTTCCAGCTTAACTCCAGGTATTTTGTTGAGCTGCTCTTTTAAGTAGTTTACAAGACCAATAGCCATATTTGCCATACCTTGTATCATTTTTAGAGCAAATTTAATACCTTTGATAATTCCATCAAGCATAGTTCTAGGGGCGTTTACTACTGCCATGATCATATCATAGATCATCTGAATAATTCCTAGAATAACAGTACCTTTCATAGCCATGTTCATAGCTTTGCCTGCCATAGTGGCTGCTCTGCCTACTGCTTTAAATCCATTTGCTAAACCTCTTTTGAGTGCTGTACCTACAACCTTTGAACGTAGTTGTATGCGTTTAAAGAACCCCTTTATCTTTTGACCGGTGCTTCGTGTTTGGGTCTCTGTTTTCTTTAAACCATTTCCAATTTCTCTTGCAATATCTATACCAACTTCTTTAAAGATGCCTTTCGTAATTTTTCCGTGTTTCTTATACTGATCTTCCGCGGACTTAAGAGCTTTCTTTAGATTAGATTTATCTGCTCCTTTCATTTCGCCAGACGCTGCTCTTGCTAGTACTTTTGAAGTGGAACCAGCTTCTACGGCTTTGCTAGCACCTGATTTTACTTCGGCTCCGCCTTCTTCTCGTAAGCTGGCGGCTGCTTGTTTAGTCTTTTTGATTTCTTCTGCATAAGCTGCCATTGCGGACTTAGCTTCTTCGGCTTTTTGTTCCTGGGAATCGAAGAAAGATGAAATAGCTTCTTTTGCTTCTGCAACAAAAGGCATATTCTTTATGATGCCCATACCAATTGCTCCAAAGAATAGAGCAGCTACTGCGGCATTTTCGTTAAGAAAGCCTGCTAAAGCTTCGAAAGGAGGAAGTATAAAACCTGAAAGCGTTTTGGCTAAATCATTGAAGGTAGCGGCTAGCTGCATAAAGGGATTTGCTTGACCTTCCGCGTCTCCCACAACCTTATTTAGTTGTTCCATAGTCTCTAAGTATACTGCTTGTGAAGCATCCGCAGACGAAAGAGCGTCTGCTGAAATACCTAAAGATTCTGCATATTTTCTTTTTGCGGTTTCTAGTTTGAGAGTAATACCCAATTCATCAAGAAGTTCAGGCTCTGCTTTTGACACACCTCTTGTTAGTCGATCAAAAGAATCTGTAAAGTTTCGTCCTAGAACATTGGAAACTTTAAGAGCTCCTTCTGCCATTTCATCCATCTGCTCAGAGGAAAAACCTTTAGCCAGTCCCATTGCGGAAGCTGCTGCGGCAGATTGAAAGTCTAGCATTCCTTTGGAAGCTGCTCTTAGTTTATTGGTGAGACTCTCCATAGCGATACCACTATTTTGAGCGAATTGAACCTGACTTTGTTCGAGAAGGGCTACGTCTGCGGCATTCTTTAGAAAGTTAAATGCGGCAGATAAAGCGAATACACTGGCTGCAAAAGTTGCATAAGCGCCTACTAAGCCACCCATACCTTGAGCCATTTTTGAAAAGTTTTTTGTACCGTTTGCAGAAGCCTGAGCAGCACCTTTGAGATTACGGTCTGCAGTTCTGGCACTTTTTGAAGTTTGATCGAGTGCGGCTGCGGCTTTAGTTGCATCTTTCCCAATAGCTTTTAAGCTACCGTCTTCCATGACTTTAAACTTTACTGTTATTGTATCTGCCATTAGCCTTTCACATTATGGGTGTACTGTTTTCCACCGCTCGCAGACTTTCTTTCCTCTGCCTTTCTTTTTCTTTCTGCTTTATCTGAGTAGTGCTTGACTATTATTCCTTCATACATTTTCATTATGTATAAAACTTCTGCTTTATCTTCTACATCGAACAACTCAAATAAGTACTGTAAATTATTCCAGGATTTGCCCATGTACTGTCCCGACATTCCTTCGAATCTATCTTCAAGGTAGCTGAATATAAAAAATGCCACTTGGACCTCAGAGGGAAAGTCTGAGATCTCGAGCGGCATCTTATTGGGGTCTGGCTCTTGTCCAAGTTGCTCACATATAGATAAGTATTTATCTATGTCAATGGATTGATCGTCTTCTTTTACGAATCTTTCAAGTAAACCCCGTATCTGGCTTACTTGTTTCCAGTAAAATTTTCCAGTTCACTCACAGTCTCTGTAACCCATGTATCAAATACGCCAGAGTTCTTCATAAGTAATTCGGAATTTTCTTGTGTGTGAGGCAATACATCATCTGCGTCAAGTGCCGAGACATCTACCAATAGAAGCTCTTCTAGGTAACGATACTTCAGGCCTGACCATCCTTTGATTACTGCCTTGCAATACTCTACTAAGAATTTATCCTCATCTAGAATTTCTTCAGGTTGATGAGTCTTTTTATTGAACTTGTTAGTTATACACTTCTTTCGTAGTTTTACTAGTTCTTCTCGTGCTAAATAACACAATTCTACTGACATACCTTTAAAGCCGGGGAAGTCAATTGCTACGGTTTTACTAGGGGTCATAAGACTCGCTAGTGAAATTGGTTGGGTTTCGTTCATTTTATATCCTTTATTGTAAAGTTGTCTAAATAAAACAGGGGTGAAAAATCACCCCTGCTTCGATTTTCTATTTCATAGTATAGTCGAAATGACCTCCTATGTCAAGAATTATTTTTTTGATGCCTCTATTACTGAGAAGTAATGCCCTTATAGTGAACTTTCACTTCATCCGCAGTAGAGATACTTGTTGGCAGTGCGTGGAAGTTTAACTCCATACCAATAACATCTTCAACTGTGTGGCTTGGAATTTCCAAGTGCGCTTTAGGACACTCGAACTCAATACCAGGTGCAGCATCTGCTCCGCCTACTTGTAGCTTGAGAGAGAACGAGTTAGTTTCTTTATCGCTTTCAAGACGTAAGTCTTCCATAAGATCAGCAGAAGCTGCGGCATTATGGTCTAGATAACAAGTTACGCTACCTGAAACAGAACGAGTACCCATTACGTGGCCTAGAGGAATATTTACAATACCTAAGCTAGAAGGAGTTACATACTCAACGTTGTTCGTAATAGTAACACTACCGCCTGTTAATACTAAGTTATAAGTAGCAAGTAGGTTACCTGCTGCTGAAGTAGTAAGAGCAAGAGTACTTAAACGGTTACGAATAAAGTTAGCAGTGTTAGTAAGCTCTCCAGCAGTTACTTCCAAAGTACTAACAGTAGGTGCGCTAGAAGGCTCTTTGATTTGCTTAGCCATTCCTGACCAGTTCAAAGTAGCAATCCCGTCAATATCAAAATCAGCCTGACACTCATTAATTGTAGCATCTTCTAATTCGTACCAAAGATCACTGCCGCCATTTGCTGGGAACTTAAAGTAAATAGTAGCTGTTGGGAAGGTCAAAAGGTTAGAGCTTTCAAAGTCAATAGTTGCCTTAGTAGCTGCATTATTGATAACATCAGTCCACTTGTCTGAAGTAGCATCGTACTCAGCGTGCTCTGCACCTGCCATCATTGCCCAAAGAACTTCTTCTACTGCGTGATGCTCGTCTGCACTTGATACGTCACGAGTAAACGGACGCGCATAAGTAGAGAAGCTCCACTCTGCCGGAGCCAACGAGTCTGTAAATAACTTACGTGCTCGCCTATTAGCATTGGAAGCACCTGCCATTTCTTTGAGGGTTACCTCTGCTGTGTTTGTAGCTTGCGAGAAGCTGAAGCCATCTAAAACTGGAATTTCCCAATATTTGGTTCCAAATTTTACATAGACCTTTACCTCGCGACTTAAATGTAAAGAATTTGCCATAGTTAATCTCCTATGATTATCTTGAAAAGGCTAGGACGTGAACGTTTGCTCGTGCCTGCATTTTCTAGTAACGAACTTCTATAAGTATTTCTCCTACTCCTAGAGGTTCTAGTACACCTTCGTCAGTATCTATACTGATTATTGTGATTTGTTGTGTATACTGAACCGCACCTGTGCGATCAATATACGTTAAACGAGAGTTATCTTCTAATACAGTTTCTACATCTTCTAGTAGTTCATCTAGTGCTTCTACTGCATCTTCTGCCTGTACATAACAACGAAGAGTTACCGAAAGAAATCTATCTTTATAACCGCCCCCTTGATACTCTCTTGATTCTGATCCAGCATTTAAGTGTATTGCTGGAAATTCTTCTACTTCATCCCAGAATTTTAAACGAGGAGAAACGTTCTCATTCACATCTGATAGAAAGGAACCAGACCCGTCGATATCTTTTAACCTCTCAACAAGAGCAGCAATAATACCAAGTCTTCGTGTTGTATATTCTCTTGTTCCCATTATACTCTCCTAGTGTAAAATCTTCCGATTGCAAACTCTGCCGCAATCTCTCTTATAGATTTGTCAATCAGATCTCTTGGATCTCTGTTTCCGTCTGCCCAAGGGGGTGTGCCTTCTCCTTCTTCAAATACTTGATAAGGGTTCTTTTGGTATGTATATCCAAAACTAGGAAACCCTTGGGGCGTGGGCATCACATCTACTACTTTTACACTATCTGCGAATCTTCCTGTCCTATTAACAAGTCTAGGGGTTGACATATTTTTTCTAACTGTATCTGGTAGTTTCTTATTTAGCATTGCTACCATTGCCAAAGGTTGAGAAGCTGCCGAGCTTTTTGCTTTTGACTTCTTCTTTTTACTTTTTAGTCTTTTTGAACTTAAAGCTACTGAGGCAGATACTTTTGCACCTTTGCCTTTACTCTTAGTTTTAGTTTTAAGCTTTACTGGCTTGCTTTTAACTTTGATACCTTTCTTACCTTTAAAATTATCAACAAGTACTGCCGCTGTTTTCTCTTTTAAGGTGGAAGACCCTTTCATATCTAAAAGGTCAGGAGTGAGTTCTCCTATAAATTTTCTAAATACTGCTTTTACTGCTTTCTCTTCTACAGAGTCTTTTATATTGTCAGTGCCTGATTGAAATGCAATAACAGAAACATAATTTGCTGTAAGCTTACCTTTCTTTGTTACTATCTGTTCCCCATCAGTAATAAGTCTTTTTATCTCTCTATGAGATATGCTATCTATGTTGCCTGATCTAAATTGCCCTTCTAAGTTATACAGAAGGAGCTTCTTAGTTGCAGGGTCTAATCCCGAAACAGAGGAAGCTATCTGAACCTGAGAAACTGCATTACCTCTTGCTCCGTGACCTTTGTGAAGATTCTTAGATACTGTTTTTGAGTCTGCATCTGAGATGGCTCCGCTTGCTACTAAAGTTTTTAACATAGTATTCTTAATAGTAGTAATGGATCTAGAAAAACTACTTACTATGAACATATCAGTATTTAGAGTATAAGGTAATCTTATCTCTGGTAACTTAGCAACTATTGCATTGTACCTTCTCTTATTTCTTGTCTTAAAATTACTTTGTAGCTTTTTAGCGTGTTTCTGCGCTTCTTTTAAAGCTTGTGCTAAGTGAGCAGCTTTCGGTTTATGTCCTGTGGAAGCTTCTATTACCTGCTGTAATTCTTTTGTATCTGTTAAAATTAAAAGCTGTCCTCTTTGACGAGTTACAGCTTTACGGGCTTCTGCATCCAATTTTCTAAGCAGAGGCTTTGTGAATTTTCTGTCAAAAGCCTGTCTACTCATTAAAAGTTCTTATACAGATCCAAGACTCTTTTAATATGATCAGGAAACGCTACATTGTTTCTCTGACTTGAAGAAGAGTTGTTTTGAATGCTAGCGCCTTGAAGTGTCTGACGCGCTTTATGCTCGTCTTTTACATAGTAAGTAATCAAATCAATAACAGCAAGTTGTAAATCTTTAGGACACTCTGCGTATCCTGCTTTATAGGTAATCTTTACAGCACCAGGGCCTGTAGGCCAGTTTTTTCTAGTACCGTCTGTGGTAACTCGATATACACTATCAGTTCCACCATCTACATAGTATTCTGTGGAAGGTACAGTAGCATATGCTTTACTGAAGTCTTCTCTTTCTTGTACGGAAGTAATACTTACAAAAGGACTCTCTGTAAGTTGAACGAAGTTTGTAGACCAGTTTATACTAAACTCTTCTGCTTTGTCGCTAGAGTAGTGATCTACAATCGTTGTTCCGCAGTAAGTTTTTACTAATTGACTTACGGCAGTAATTAAAGAATTGATGCGAGCATCTTCCTTTGTGCTCTGAATGTTTTCAGAGGTTTTATATTCATCTAATGTGATTAAATTTGCCATAAGTCCATTACTAAAAACTTAAGGGGAGCGAACTCCCCTCTCGTTTTGCTTTTAAATTAAGCTACGCAGTCAATCTTAACTACAGGTTCGTTACCAGTCGCACCGGCTACTAGCTCTTCAAAGCCTAGGGCTTGTGAAGCAACTACTACGTTGCGCTGATTACCAACTTCATAGTCAGTCTCAACAGTTACGCCACGTAGACGTGGGATAACATAGTTACGTGAGTTAACAGCGAAGGCTACAGGTACACCAGCACCTTCAGTAGCGAAGCTGTCAGATACGATTACAGGTGAACCGAATACAGATCCGATTTGACCAGTGATCTTAGTTGCCAGATCAGAACCTACATCAGTAACGTCCTGGAAGCCTGCATCTTCGATAAGTTCGAAGTAACGAGCTTGTGACACGATGTATGCAACATCAGCAGGGTTAACACCATACTTACCCATAGCTTTACGAGCAGTAAGGAGGCCAGCTGCAGTCAATGTAGCTGAGTTACCTGCGGCGATTGAACCGCCATCGAGGTCGATGCTTGAACCACTAGCTGCGGCATAGCCGTCAAGACCAGTGATAGAACCTGAACCGTTGATGATAGCGTTATCAACAGCGCGAGCGTGAGCACGTGCTACTGAGTCAACAAGCATAGGCATTAGGTTGATAAGAACTTGCTCATCTACGTTGTTGTCCATGAAAGTCTGGCTAATCAAACGATAAGCGTTCAAGATTACCTGTGAAGGCTTGAAAGTGTTGTCTGAAGCACCACGGTTTTCCAAGTTACCTGCTGCAGCTGCACCAGTTTGGAAAGTAGCGGCCTCTACGTCAGGCTGGATTGGCATTACAGTAGCAGCACCATTCACCTGAATCTCACGGAACAGACCAGCTGTACGCAAGTTTAGAGTAACTTCTTTTTCGATTTGACGAGCAACTTCTTGATCGATGTCGCCAGCGTTGCTAGCATAGTCGATACCAGCTTTTTCCATAACGCCACGAGCAAAATCAGTGTCCATGCCCTTGCCAGTCATAGTACCAAGCAATGAAGCGTGCATGAAGTCTTTGCCCCACTTAGTAACGTCGCCTTTTTCAGAACGGTCACCGAAAGTACGCTTGCTGTTACGCATAGCTTCGATTTCAGAAGACTTCTCTTCTAGTTCTGTTTTGAATGATGCGAGTACTTCGTCCATCTTAGCGTCCTTTTCAGTCAGCTTAGCTTCGAAGTTGCTCATTAGTGATTCAACGCCAGACTGAATACCAGTCTTAACTTTGATTTCTTGTGCTTCAATAAATGAAGCCTGTTCAGCTGCTTTTTCTACTTCTGCTTGCTCAGCTGCTTTTTGCTCGGCTTGCTTCATAGCAATCTTAGCAGCTGTGTCTTCAGCTACCTTCTTTGCAAAAGCTTCCAAGTCGATGTTTTGATTATCCATCTTGATCTCCTGATCTACGGATTTCTCCGCGCTTTGAGGTGTGTCACTAGCTATTCCCGAAGTAATAACTTCATCCTTAGCCAGAGACTGACCTGCTAGATCTACACGATTTGTGAAAGTTTTTTTGAATTCTTCGTACTCAGCATCTGAGTCGAAAGACTTCGCGAGCGAAAAAGTAGCTGACTGATTGCAGGGTACAGATACAACTGATACCTCGAATAATTCAGCGTCCTTAATCATTAGTCCGTCGGTTTCCTTAATATAATCAGCATCCTTGACTCGGAAACCTACGGAAAAGGCCCCAAGAACACCGTCTTTAACTAGTTGAGCAACATTAGCAGGCGCGGCCTTACTAATCTTACATTCCAGCTCCAAGCCATCTGGTCCGGACTTCAGACCTGTAGCTCGACCAATTGGTTTATCATAGTCATGATTAAACAGGATAATTGGATTCTTTTCAAAGTTCTTTAGTCCACCCTTCTGCCATGCTTCTGCTGAAATGGAGTCACCCGCGCGATCAAAGTCAGCCGTGCTTGCCATTCCACGAATCATTACAGAGCCGTCATCTTCTGCATGAGTCTTGAAAGTAGACGTCAGATTAAAGATTTTATTCATATCTTAATCCTTTTTTACTGCCGGTTTAGGGGCAGGCTTGACCGCGGCCTTTGGTGCTGGCTTTGGTGCTGGAGCAGGAACAGGTTTAGCTGCTTCTGCTTTTTTCTTCTCGATCAATTCCATAAGTTCTGGATGTGCTTTTTGCATCATAATAATTGCTCGTGAATAACTTCTTCCTACGTTGCGAATCCCTGTTAACATAACGGGTTTGTCGGTTTGCTTAACATACTCGTCTTGGGTCATAATCTTACCTTTTTCAGCAAAATACATTGCTAAGTCACGACATAGTTTAATTCTTTGTGGTCTATTCGCCATCTTCGTTTGTTTCCTCTGGTCTTCCGCCCTCATCGGGATTAGTTGCAGAACCTGCGATATTTGCAGGAACTCTTATTTCTTCTGTGCCTTCGATAGCTTCGAAACCCAATCGTTCTCTTGCTTCTGCGGCAGTAATAATACCACCGTTTACTAGTGATGTGTAGTAAGCGGATGCATCTCTCAGCTCAGGCTGTAGAGCGGGTATATCACTGATGTCTTCTTTTAACTCGAAACCGAAATATCTTTCGCACGCAAAATTAATTTTTCGAACTATAGGAAGTATAGTCTCAAGATAATACATCCGCATATTTGGGCGAATGTTGGCGTTGTTGCCAGAGTCCATCATAATTGGAGGTACTCCGAGCGCCTTCAAAATTATCTTTTCATTGTCTGCGATACTATTTTGAAAATCAAGATCTTTAAAATTTACATTTGAGATAGAATCTACTTCAATTCCACCGTCCAAAATAAGGGGTCTACGACCGCCTGCTTCTGGTTGATATCGTGACTGCCACGACACCATCATACGTTCTTTAATCTTCTCAGAGAGTGTGTTTGGTGACTTGAGTACCAAGCCTGGAACAGCACCATTCTTAAAGAAGTTATCTTGGAACTTACGCATCTTCATCATAAGTTGCATAGTACGTAAAGCAGGGCTTAAACGTGGAACACCTCTATAAATTGAGTAAAAGGAGTTCTCTTTAATATGTATAATCTCACTAGGCTTATAATTTACTTTCTCATTGTAAGTGAACTTTTCAATGTAAGTATCCGAGCTAGCGTGAATAGTCATCTTGTCTGCTGGTAAGTGATAGAGATGTGCTCCATCATAGTAGATAAAGATGTTACCATCAAGTATAAAGTCAATAATTAAGTTACGCTTGAAAGTATTAATGTCTTGGAAAGGATTAGGCTCTTGGTTTAAAAGTAAGTCTACTTTAGCACGTTTGATGCCTTTAATGATGCTATTGCCTTTATGTTGTCCGCCTACTTGTGTAGGGATTTCGGCTGCATCATCTACAATAATGTTTACTGCACGATTTACGACTTCTAGCTCTTCGTAAGCTCTCTCATAAGAAAAGGTAGGCTCACGAGAAGTTTGAATATCGTTGCCGTAAAACTGCTGTGCAGGATTCAGCTTCTCTTCAACTTCTACAGGTTTTTTCTCAAAAGGATTATACCAAGCCATGTTTTTCTCTTTGAATCTCCACCCAGCGCATCTGCTTTTTAGCTGTTCCAAGCCCAGGGTCTTTGCCGTAAATTGAGTGCAATTTTAAATGATGAGTATGGCACAGAGTAACTGTGTCGTCATATAGCTCAGCATGATGCTCTTCTATAAAGTCATCCCGAAGTGACTGAATGTACTCAGGATTGTGTTTGTTCTTTGTTAACCATTGATTCAACAAAGGAGTTAAACTGTAAAAGTGGTGAAAGTCTAACTGCTCTGTTTCGCCACAAATCTCACAAGAGGAACCCTTTGCATACTTGGACTTTGCCTTATCTCGTACATATTTTACTACATCGCGTTTTAGCTTAGGCATTTTCCTTTGGTTCCTCGATTTTTCATTTAAAGAATTATATCGGCTTTGGGGTGACTTGTCAATAACTATTTTTGAGTAGGTATCGCTAGAAGGACACTTGTGAGGTTTGGAATGAATAAAGTGCGTAGCGAAGACCGTCTGCCATGTGCGAAGCCATGTTGTGCTTCGGTTTTTCTCTTATTAGATTTGGGTTAGGATCCCATTGATAAGAGTCTAGACATATGAGCGATTGTTTACACTCCTGGTCCACATAAAGTTTATCATTATCAATAATTGCAGACACATGACCAATGCCATCCAGTACAGACTTCTTCGCGTTAATAGTACTAATATCATAGTTCTGCGCTAAGTCAAAACGAGTTTGCTGTGCTGCGGAATCAATATAGATATAGTCTATATCCCATTTGTTAATGAGTTTTTGTATCTCTTCTGCGTGCTGTTCTGTAGTGCGCTCATTATTCATATACTCATCCACTAGATAGTATTTGTCATCATCCCAGTCATAGGCAATTACACACATTGCTGTTGGATCTTTGAAACCTACGTCCAACCCCGCAAAGACGTCCATCTTACTAGTATCAAACTGAGACAGGTCTTTCACCTGTGTCTCAAAGTTAAACTTCCAGATCTGTCCTTCATAAGTATTAAAGTCAGCTTCGTACTCTTGCTTAAACTCAGCCTCTGACATAGACTTACGCGCTTCTGAAATATCAGACTCAGACATACGAGGGTTGTCTCGATAAGTTGCTCTTATTGATGCCCATTCTGGGAAGTCGTCAGAAAAGCCTCTGTAGAAGAACTCAGAGAACCAGTTGTTACGACCCCGTGGTGTGGAAATAAAGATTGCTTTGGAGTTTGGCTTGTCCAGAGTAGGACGAAGTGCAACGTTGAAGGCGTCCTTGCCGTCAGCGAGTGCGGCCTCATCAAAGATGATAAGGTCATAAGATCTACCTACACAAGAATCGACCTGATTAACAGAACCCATTCTTACAGTAGATCCATTAGAGATTTCGATAACTTTATCCTTGGCGTTATCTTTTGTAACCTCTAAATCAAAATGTTTAATTAGATTTCTCTGTAGATCGAAAGAGATCTGAGACAAAGAGTAGTTGGGGGACATTATTAGAATGTTGGAGCCAGGTACCAAAGACACGAGCTGTCCAATGATATTGGCTATGTAGGTTTTACCCTGTCTGCGCGAGACTGCGGCAGAGACAAAACGATATTTAGGATCGTTAATCGCATTGATAATTGCTATCTGCGACGGTAAGGGAGTGACATTCAATAGCTCCAAGTACGGAGCTATTGGAAGTTTTAGAAACTTTGTCTCAGATCTTAATTCAACTATTTCGTCAGAGATAATATCTCTGCGGCTTACTTCTACTGCCATATTAATCTTCTTTTATGATTGACCAGAGTCCCCAAGCTAAACCAGCCCAGGCTAATAGATTTCCAAACAGTAGAACTGCTGTGGAAACACCTATAAGTATTAATGCATCTTTTTTCTTTAGTAATTTATGCAACATGAGTGCCTCTCTTTTTATGTCCGTTCCAAGCTACAAATCCTGCTAAACGTAAAGACCAGTATGCGAGGTAGTTAAGAACTCGAAAACCATTAACTTCGATGCAGATGTCTCGGAAGATTCCATCCATAAACTTCTGATCATGATAACCGATATCGCTTCCATCTTTCTTCATAAGAGTTGCATACTTGTACCCATAGTCGTGCACTAGGCCACCCATAAGCAGTACTCCTACTGGTGATAAGAAAGTTGCGAGAAACTTAGGAACAGATGCTCCATCAAACTCAAACCCCGCAGGAATCTTATATTCTACATCATTCAGAGTATAGTTAAAATCTTGTTCGATTTTCCACTTACGTGTACCGAGTAACCACATTAGGATACCTTTCCAAAAACCTTTATCTTTTGTTTTGATCGGTAAAGGTGACATAACTGGCATAAACTTATATTTAAATCCTACCAGTGTTTCTTCTTTTTTATCTACTTTGTTTACTATAAAACCAATGAGTACCAGTACTGCGAGTACTGTCCACTGCCAAAAAGTCATTGCTAAATCAAGTAACATTTCCATTATTTCTTCCCTGCATATGCGTTGGCTCCAAAGAATGCTGAAACCAGGGCTGCGATAGCTACAAAGTAAGTGGGAGCAATATCACCGATTATTTTAGCGGCGCTATCTAATCCGAATAATGATGTGCAGAATATGCCGAAAGGATAAAGTAGCATTCCTGATAAGGAAAACCATGTCATCTTTCGCATTGCATCACGCTGTGCATCTTGGTCTTCAAGTTCTTTGCGCTTGAATTCCATATACATTTGTTGTTCGGCGTCGGAAACTTCTCCGTCCCCATTAGTGTCTGCGGGATGAAAATTCTTGTCGTCTACCATTTTACTTTATCCGCCCAATATGCTGCTGACATTTTGCCTTTAGCGATATTCTTAGCGTGTCGTGCTTTGAAACTTTTACGCTTTGCTTTTGCTGCTGCAGATTCTCCAGCCTTCGGCTTCCCTGCCGTTTTAGCTCCTTGCTGGCCGAAACGAATTGTTTTCACTTTACCGCCAGACTTAGCTACAACGATGTGAGACTTTTTAGCGTGGCCTGGAGTACGTTTGGGTTTATTATAACCGCTAACGCCTGCCCGTTTTAACCTTGAGTCTTTTTTCTTCCTCGCTTTTCGCTTTGCTGGCATAAAGATTACTCCTTGTCTTGCTTGCCGGAATCGACGACACCTTTGACGTCTTGTCCGACTGCTACTGTAATATCTGCTACTGTGTTGCCTACTCCGCTTAGAGTATTGTTTACCATGGCCTGCGTGCCGTCAATGGCTGCATTCATGGTTCCACAAGCTCCGAGTAGTAGTGCAGATACTATAACTAAATACTTCATCTGTTTCTCCGTATTGTCCTGCCCTTGGTAAAAAATGTGTCCGATATATCAGGAAAGGGCCTAGCAAAGAGTGCCACTTGACACCCTATTTCTTTCTTCGCTTCATAGTAGCTTTACGCTTCTTTTTCACGAATGTTTTTACCATAGTGGGTTTACCACCAGGGTTGCCTGCTTTTCTTTTTCTTCTAATAGCAGACTTTTTCTGTGCTGCAGTCATACGAGCTGCTTTTGCTTTGGGCACACACTTCGGGTACTTGCTGCTTTTTGCTTTGCCTCTACCACACTTAGCGTAACCTCCGCCCTTCTTTGGACGGGAGATGTCTACCCATTCTTCTTTGAACCATTTCTTGAGACTCATTTCTTGACCCCCATTCGGTACTTACCACCTCTTCGCTTATACTCTTTTACTAGGAAGGCATTTGCATATGCGGAAGGGTATACTTTAAACTTTCGTTTTACTGTAGCTTTTACAGAGGCATAGAGTCTTTTATTTGTCGGTACCGGCTTTTTCTTTGCCGTCTTCCTTCTTTTCTTTGCTGCCATCTAAAATCTCCTCTACTGGAGGAACCCAGCCAGCGGCTTTTTTGGCCTCTTCTTCTGTAGCATGCTTAGTAGTCTTTCCATTATTATCAATAAGCACCCAGCGTCCGCGTCTTTCTGAAATTTCCATATTACTTGCCTCTCTTCTTCGGCTTCTTCTTTTTTGGTCGACCGACTGTTGATCCGTATGTTCCTTTACCTTTTGGCATAGACTTTCTCCTATGAGGCTAATCCTACGATTAACCATACTAGAGCGGGTACCAATATTGTGATACCGGCTACTACTTTTATCCATAGTAGGATGAATTCCATTTGTTTTGCTTTACGCTGCTTTTCTTCTCGAATCGCTTTTTCTCTAGCTCTTTTTGCATTGGACTGAAACTGGAGCCACGCATCCCAGATTCCTGGGTCGCCTGCATAAATCATATGCTCTCGTAGCCATTCTTCTTGCTTTCTAAGTTTCTGTAACTCCATGAAAGCTGAGAGTTCTTCTTTGTTGCCGTGAGCGTTCGACTTCTTCGCTACAACAGACTTATTATCAAAATATCTTGTAGCTTCTTCTCCAACTTCAAAGATTTCTTTTCCGTTGCTAAGAGCTTGCTTGATGACCGAAAACGCAGCATTTGCTGCGGCTATTTCGGCTAACATTATATTTTAGTAAGAAGGGTGACCAGAACACCCGCTAGGAACATTATCATAGTTCCACCCATAGTTAGCATTCTAGACTCAATACGCATGAGTCCTGTTTCCATATCTTCGAGTCTTTGAAAACAAGTTTTCCAACGCTCTTCACACTGAACTTCATGAGCGTACATCTTCTTTTCAATTTCAGTTATTCGATCAATCTGTTCCATTGAGTAGTTTATCCATTAGCTTACCATAATTACCTTGACCGAATGGAACAGCTTCATTAATCTGTACATTAGTCTGGTTTTTGATATTGCTACCTTCTGCTTTAGCGAGGTCGGCTTGTGCCTTGATCTCGTCTATACGCATTTTATGTGCCATTTGTAATAGATCTGCTAAGTCTTTGCTAGAGTATACGCCAGATTCCTGGGCTTCTTCTAACTTAGATGCGATCATCTCGTCTAACAGGGAACCAATGTTGTTCTTGTTACGGTAGCCCATGTCCAAGTACACTGTGTCAATGTACTTCTTTACTTCGCGTGTATTTAACGCATCAACTACTCGCTGTTCGGGTACTTGAAGATATTCGCATACTGCCCGAATATTTCCGTATTGAAGATAACTATTCGCTATCTCCAGTCCCTCAGGACTAATTGTAGTTAATTCTTTTGCCATGGTTCAAATTATACTCAGTTAGGGTTGTTTTGTCAAGAGATTTTTTTCTCAGGTTAATCAGAGAGTGGATTATCTAGGGCTCTCTGTAGTTTCTTTTCTAGTCGATCTTCCAGATCTTCCATGTCTTGTTCCGAGTCTGCTTTCATAGCGTCGCGCTTAGTTTCAAAGCGTTCGCTTGCTTTATCTATCATATCTCGTACTTCGGTTTCCATAGCACGTACTTTATCTTCCGCGCGATCTGCTTGCTTCTCGATTGAAAGTATATCATCTCTCAACCCAGATTTAATGTCTCGTGTGTATTCAATAGCATCGTCGAGCTTTTGCTCTATTTGAAGGTTTCGTGCTGCGATAGCATCTGTGTCGATATTCTGGACGATTTCTTTCATGTCCATATAATCTGCGTAAAATTCAAAGCCTGCCCATGCTGCACCACCAAGTGTGGAAAGTGCTGTAAGCATAACCATCATTCTGCCGCCTTTAAACGTCATACCTCCAAATTCAAACTCTGCCATGTTACTCCTCTACAAATTGTAGGTTCCTGAGATTCGCTATCTCTTGTTTTAACTTCATTACTTCCATGCGTTTCTTTTCTAACTCTAACTGGTAAAGAGTATTACAATTGATGCGTTCTTTTGGAGCACCAATTGGTATTGTAATTTTTGCGTATACACCTATGTCACTTGCTCGTGTTGTAGGCATAGTTGCGTCATAGGGCGTGTTATTGTAAGGGTCTTGATATTGATTGTCAATAAAACCCACAACCCCAAACTCTACGTTGGTTGCTGAACCAATCGCATTTTGACAATCTAACTGCCCTGCCCTAATTCTATCTGATGCGTAGCTCTGTGGCGAGCTAGGCAGATTAAGGTTTAGAGAGCTCGAATCCGCCCAGGCTACTCCGCAGAGCAGACATAGAGCTAGTAGTAGTATTATTCGCATCGTTCTCACTTTTTATTTTTGAACATATTCTTGAGGTTATGATAGAAGGATCTTTTGTACCTGAAAGGATTTTTGATTTAGAGCATATGTATGCTACTTTTTCTGCATCTCTTTCTCTTATGTACACTTCTATGTTTTTTCTTTCTAAGTATGGTAAATTGATGAGTTTGTTTGTGCTGGCAAAAGCTACACTATTCCAGTCTCGATCATAAACACCAATAGAGTACCAATCAATTTCTTGCCGACTATTGAATAGACTCATTCGAACTACCTTTACTCCGCTTACATATGACGTTTGTAAGTCTGGGTAAGTGGGAGTAAATTGATGGGCACTTGCGTACCCACCTAAACACAATAAAGCAAAAAGTATTATTGAGCGATACATTCTGCCGTTACCATAGCTGTGTAATCCCCTGCTGGAAAAGATTTATCATAACCATAGTCTGCGGTAGATGAAACGTCAAACCATACAGAACCTGCGATCGTTAGATCAAACTCGACTGTATTGTTATACTCGACTTTATTAGTTTCAAACTCTGACATACTTGCGTCCGAGGTTTGACCCACTACTACATCGCCTGTCCAGTTTACTACGTCTTCTAATACGGGACTAGAGGAGAAAGAGTCTGGGTAGGTGACAATTGCTTTGTAGTGGTCTGCTGCTAAGATGTCGTAACGAATAATGGGTTTTACACCACCAGACGCAGAAGACGTACTTAGTTCGCTTGGACTTGGGTTACCGTACACTCCAGACGTATCAGTTTGAATGACACATTTGGACTCTACTGTTCCCAAGATGGGTACGTTAGCGAGTGCCGAAGTAGATACTAAGGCGGCTAACAGGATGAAAGGCTTTTTCATATGAATGTCCATTTAGGCATTAAAGCCTCTGTGGTAGTGTTATTAGTCATATTGGGCCTCTACCATTTCTTCATGAAGCAATTGTTGAGCCAGCCCAACTCTCCTTGCTTTTTCATTGTCTGGTAGCTTTCCATCTACCAGTACTACTGTATCCGCATACACGCCACCATTGAGTGACCCTGTATAACTGCGGGGTATGTAGTTCATTGCAAAAAGTGCGTTAGCCTGTGCTGCGGCTTGGTCACTCATTGCTCCAGTATTAATACCACCTAGCATCTTCTCTAGGTTTACTTTTACTTTTTTGATGCGCATCTTGCGCTCGTATTCTTCCTCTTCGTCAATCTTCGCTTGCTTTTCCATCTCTGCAAGAACAAACTCATCCTGAAGCGGGTCATACACATCTACGTCAGGTATTAACGAAGGATCATACGGTATTTGGTAGTCAGGGCACGAAGGATCTGATTGTGGGTCAAAGCAAGGATCATACCTATAGCTGTACACCACTGATGGGTTTGCTACTGTACCGAATCCTTCGACCGAGATCGAGCCGTCACCCCATGCTTCAATCGGAATATCTCCTACACCAACTACTTTGTAAATCTTGTTGCCAGGTAATCCTGACCAGTCATCACTTTCTCTAAAAATATACCCGTCTCCGAGTGCATTCTCGTTTGAAACGTGTACAATCATGTCATCTTCTACGTTTTTTATCGCTTGGTAACGATATATTACAGATGAAACGGTTAAACCAGCTTGCTGAGGCAGTACATTTTGCATGTACCAGTCATAAGCTGATATTCGTGCCTGTCCGTATACTTCCTCAGAGTATGAGGAGGGCGCCAAGCAAACTAAGGATACCGCCAACGCCAAAGAGTGTCTTTTTGGTAGTCTCGTCCATTGCATCTTCATCTTTCTCCTCTAGAGGTTCTTCTTCTCTATGAGTTTCCCAGCCTGCTTTCGCATCTGGTCCGATCATACCGTCATACGGGCAAGGTGTTCCTGCCATCATCATTGCGTCAAATACACGCTTGTCTTGACACATTACTGAAACCGCTGCTACTTTCATGCCCATGTCATAAAGAGTCTTTGCATTCTTTAATTTCTCACAATTCATATCTCTTGTCGTAGTTCCCATGCTTATGCCTAGGATCTGGGTCTGTACTGCACCCGCAACTCCTACCGTACAAAGATCTGAATTAGAAATATTCATCGTCGGGGTAATTGCCGACGGAGGCGGGGACTTCAACGTAGTAGTGGTAGTGCTGTTAATATCACTGGTTGTCGTTGAGTCTGTGACAATTGTGTCTGTATTTGTTGTATCTTCGTCCTGGGCGTATAAAGCACCGGATAATACAAGCGTAAAAATAAGTAATAATCTGTTCATGTAAAGCCTATTGAAGTACGTTGGTTATGTTTCCATTATTTTTACATTATACCGAAGGTGATGTGCGATGTCAAGAATTATTTTTGAGTTGGGGGTGTTAGACATAAATATCGACATGCCTACCAAGTCTGGGCAGGCGATATCCGTATTTGCGTTTAATATATCTAGAATAGTTCTTCATGTTGTAAGTATACCTCAGGCGAAGAGGTTTGTCAACAACTTTTTTCTCCGCCTGAAGTAGTTGAATTACTTGAAAGTATATCGTATTTCTGTTTCGAGACCGTTTTTGTCAAAATCGTTCGTACTTTCGATCTTACCCTTCACTACTAGGTTGCCAAACTTTTTCTTATACCCAAGTTCCGCAGAGTCGTTGCCACTTTCCACATATAAATTATTTTTGAACTTGTATCCAACTCGCAAATATTTGGAAGTCTTTGAACTTGTGTCGAGACTTTGCTTGTATTTGTACTCAACATACGGATCTGCACTTGGTAATGTTGCAAACAGAATGGTGCCCGCGATCAAATATACAGTAAGTTGCCATGGTCCCCATAAAATTTCCTTCAATTTCATATTATTCTCCTTCGCTTGTCACAATTTTTGTAACTTGCATATTATATCATACAATTGTTACAGTTTTATGACAATTTTTTTGATACACCCTTTTGGTTTTTGATAATATTAGAATGTTATACGTGTGGGGGAGCGCGGGCGCGCTGCTTATAACCAAGTCGTCTAACCGCCCCCATGCTTATGCTTTTTTATTCTAAAAAGAAATAAATAAATGCTTGACCGGCTCGCCAGATTTGCTATAATATCACCTCATTAGACAGATAAGGAAGGGCTTCACCATGGCATTATTTACAATCGTTTTAAACGTTTTTTTGATTCTTTGCGCGGCTGTTGCGTTCGTTGTCTCGTTTCTTGGTGGCGTTGGCTGGCTGGCTCTGGTTATGGTTCCGGTTATGGCCGCGCTAATTTTTTCTTTAAATTCTTTGATTGAGGCTTGCTAATGCTTGCGCTCTATGATAAGATAACATCTCTTTACAATTACTTACTAGGATATAAAATTATGACTGACGTTAACTACACTGCCGAAATGGTAGCAACTATCGAAGCCGCTCAACCTCTTGATCTGGCTAAAGCTAAAGCACTTGGTGCGCAACTAGATCGCGGCTACCGCTCGATCATTGCCAAAGCCAAGCGCGAAGGATTCGAATATATCTCGAAGCCGGCTCCGGCCAAGAAAAAAGCGGCTCCATCTAAGGCCGATATGGTCGCGGCAATCTGCGCGGCTGTTGATACTGATTCGCTTGATGGGCTAGAAAAGGCCACCGGATCGGCTCTAAATAAACTATTGCAATCTATTGCATAAACTGGATTAGCCCTGTATAATCAGGGCTTAACTCACTTACTAGGATTTTATCATCATGAATTTATACGACTACTCTGGATACTTGGGCGCGGTACTGATGGCAATTTTTGCCTTCACTCTGGTAATACCTGTCGCGATCTGCGGTCTGGTGCTGTTGACTGTTCAATCTGTCAACGCTAGAATGCACAATTTGACCATCTTAAACCTAATCTCAATCGGTGGCTTTGCCGCTAACCTTGGAGCATAAAAAAATGATTAATTATATCTTTGACCTAGATCACACTGTGATCGACTCAAGCCATCGCCAACATACCCGCGCAGATGGTTCCCTTGATCTGGATAACTGGCGCGAGAATTGCACCAGAGAAAAAATCATGGCTGATAAAATCCTGCCTCTGGCTGATCTGATGCGCTCTGCATATGCTAAAGGCGATAATGTTATCGTATGCACTGCTCGCGTTCTCTCTGTTTGGGATCATGTATTTTTAGCGGCTCACGATTTGCGGTTTCATGCGCTACTATCACGCGTTGAAGGCGACAATCGAGGCGATGCGGAAATGAAGCGCGACCTTTTATTGCGTCACTTTCGCGGCTTAAAAATACCGGTTGCCCGTTGGACTCGCAACGCTGTATTTTATGACGATAACAAAGCGGTGCTTGCAATGGCTGACAAACTCGGTATAATTACCCGTGACGCTGTAAAACTCAACGCACAATTAGGAGCGTAAACCATGAGACATTATTACTTGATCGTAGACACTGAGACAACCAAGCGCGGCACTGTTGCAGATTTTGGCGCGGTTGTTATGACTAAACAGGGGCAAATTGTCGAGCAATTCGGGGCAATGGTTCACGGACATTTTGGTACTATGCCGCTGTTCTCTGATCCTTCTGCTGATCCTTCTGCCTTCTGGTCTGAGCAATCCGCACAGAGACGCGCAAAAAATTACGATAATATGCTCGAGTCTGGCTTGCGTTCAATCTCTAGCGTTGGTCTAATCAATCAATGGCTTGCTGGCGTAAATGCTCGCTATAATCCTGCGCTGACTGCTTACAATATCGCTTTTGATCTTGGCAAATGCCGCAACACTCGCATCAATCTTGGGGTTTTCAATTCTCGTTTTTGCCTAATGAAAGCCGCAAAACGCCAGATCGGTGCGCTTGCTGAATATCACGAATTTTGCCACACTCACGGCTTTTTAACTGCGAAACTCCGCAACCCATCAATGACCGCTGACACGATGGCGAAATTTATCTACGGCTTAGATCTGCCAGATGAGCCACATACCGCGCTAGAAGAT